AAGATTCATAGAGTCGTAACAAGCCATAGCTATGTTGCAATGCCACCCGTGTGCTAGGCTTCCAACCTCCATACCGTCTTCGACCATAGCTTTTTTAATAACATCCATTGCATTTTTCACTTCTTTACTCATAACTTCACCTCCAGTCGGTTATATTTTCTTAAAACAGGTAATGCCAGATGCGGCCTTTAAGGGGATGCGAGACGTTAATACAACGCACAGCATGGTCGGTGCTTCATTTGGCGTGAACTCATGGACCTCATGCATGTGATCAAGTGTGTAAGTAGTGCCTATAAACTTAGATTCACTGGCATCATTTTGCTGATCAACATTACAGGCAGAGAGCAAAAGAAGGCTTGGTATAAGTACCCGTCTAATTGCATCTTTCTTACCCGTCTGATTGCATCTTTCGTATTCTTCCATCACTTCACCCCCACTGGTTTTAAACCAATGCTGACAAATGCAATAATATCGTCTAGGCTAAATATGGCTCCCCCGCCAATCTTTTCTTTGCACTCTTTTAGACATTCAACTGTATCCTTTATCCCATGATCGTAGCCTTTGAGGTAAGACTCGACCATTTCGTCTTTAATTTTAACCATTATTTCATCTTTTAATTCACTCATCACTCTTTCTCCATGGATTTAATCGCCCGTTCAAGGCTCTGGCTTGGATTTTGGTTATTGCTGATAATACTGTTTATAACGCTCATACGGTACTTGTAGCTGACCATCATAGAAGCTTCGTTCTCGCATCCTTTAAACATAAGGTGGAGGATATTGACTCCTTCGGAGGTAGTTGAAAACACCCCTCGGATTTCGGTTAGATCTACAAAAATATCTTCACCTATTTGAACTAGGTACATGTTATTTCTCCTTTACCTAACGATTGCCAAGTATCATTAGCCACCTTAGCTCCACCACTTCACCCCCACTGGTTTTAAACCAATGTCATTCAAGATGTCGCAGACTTGTTGGGCTTTGGCTTTTGTGGACAGATAGCTAAGTCCTTCAGGGTAGTCAATCGAATCGGAAACCCACTTCCCTTTGTGGTAGATAACAATGTACTTGTAAGAATGGACATTCCAATCAGGTACAAAATCAGACTCAACATTAAGACAGACTTGGTTGATTATCCCTTGAACCGTTGAATATAGTGCATCCTGTGCGGCTTGTAGTGCTTTTTGTAGCTCTTGTTCTTTATTCATAACCTCATACCTCCTGATAAATTTTACCTAGCGTTATGATCACAAACGGAACCAACACTACAGTGCCTTCAAACGACGCCGCAACTACAGAACCCGTAGCATTGTCGCTTATCCACACTGGCCGACTGTCTGTAAACTCTAAGTCTAAGCCCACGCCGTTGCGGAAGTTGAATGTTAAAAAGTATTCGCCAAATCCTGTAGTCATTTTTCTTTTCTCCTTCCTTTAAAATTTTATAGAGCTTAACACAATGTTAACCTGTTGTCAACCTCCTCCTTTAGTTTTATTTCTTATAAACCTCTTGACTTTTAAAACCATATATGCTATACTCTACTTTAAAGTTATAACGAAATAAAAGAAAAGAGGAAAAAGAACACTGGCGATAAGCTCTCTATAGTCTATATAGTAAACGCACCCTTAGCCTCATCAAACTCATCAACCTCTAAAGCATAATCATCTTCGTGGACATATACATCTTCAAGGTCTTCGAAGCCTATCAAGCTTTTATAGCATAGGTTGCACAGGTCTGTCTGGCCATTGTGTTCTTTAAACATTATCAAACATATACCGCATTCATAATAATCATAGCACTCATTCATGTTCTATCTCCTTCCAGTGAGTAACATCTTCTGTATCAAAGTTGGCCTCGCCTAGTATTAGCCAGTAACCGCCAGAGAGTAGCCATCCACTTGCATAGCCATCAATGCACGGAATATAAACCAAGACCTTCTTTTTTAGACGCGGTTTTTTATCCTTAACACTTATCCATTTATTCATCTTCATCAACCCCCGCTTCTTTAAAGACTTGATAGTGTGTATCGACTATCGCAGATCCATATTGTTTGTAGGTTTTGTTTAGCTTTGCGTATGTTAAAGCCTCTTTCTCACTAGAGGCCGCAACATCTATGAAGAAGCCGCGAACTTCTGATACCATTATCTTATAGGTTTCGATGGGTTCTGTCAAGTCTATTTGGCTCTTTAGTTTATTCATAACCTCTCTCTCCTTTCTTCAGCATCAACATCGTCAAGTCCAACTGGCGTTTGATCTCGTCAAGATGATCAGCATCTTCAACCAACTGGTGTTTCATTTCGTCTAATAGATCTATCAAGATCCCACAGCTACGGGGCGTTAGTAATCCCTCGGGGCTCGGCGGCGTGTTCAATCTATCTATGAACTTATTAAAATAAGTATCTTTGTTCATAAACCTTCTCCGCTGTATAGATCGACAGACAATACAGGCGTGGCGTGTACGCCAGCACTCGCGCTTACGCTTCCTCCAGCAAATCTATAGGGGTAGGCGTTGTCTTTTACATAGTGACTGACCACCCTAGGGTTGTCGAAGTTGTTGTCGCGCCCATTCCATACCCAACAAAGGATACTGCCGTTCTTTAGATCATCTTCCCATCTAGGCAGAGGCTCGCATATATATTCAAACCACGACTCTAACGGGCCGCTGTATTGCATCCAAGAGTGATTCATCTCTTCGGCATTGATGTTATCTATTCGTCTCTTTTGCTTATTCATCATCTTTCTCTTCTTCTTCTTCATGTATCCACATAGTATAGATCAACTGGTCTTTAATCTCGCGATAAAGCTCTACTGATTCTGTATCAGAGGCTTCTCCTTTTATTAAAGTGTCTAATATAATCTGTAATACTGCGTGGTTCTTCTCACTCAAGATTCTACGCTCAGTCATCACTCTTCTCCTCATCCCGCGTTAAACGAGGCAAGTATGACACCTCTGGGTTCTTCGGTCAACCCCAAGAACTTAACTAACAACGACGCTTTGTCCTTCGGCTCAGGCCAACCGCCGCGCTTAAACTCATAGTCCCCAAAATCTTTGCGCTTCACCCACCACTTGCCCTCCTTTACATACAAATCAAAGGCGTCTCCGTAGTATGGATGAATAGTCCTTGCGTCTGAAACACTCTCAGCCGCTACCACCATTGAGTCATAGGTGTCATAGCCCTTCATTAAAGTTTGTGTTACTAAATAAAGTCTCATTAGCTTTCTCCTCGCGCATTTATTAGCGCATTAAACTGTCAATTGTTTACACTTTATAGTCCATAAAAGTGTTACTCATATTGTAGTCGGTACGCACTTAGCCACCGAAGTAACTATTATTTTACCCTCTCGTCTTAGGGCTATCTCGTAGTTGTAGTCTCCATAGTAACCTATCCATTTACGAAATACAAGCTCTTGGCCCGCAAATGTCTGCTTCATGTCAAGCAGTGTAGCCCTGTATAGTTTATTCATTAAAGCCTGACAGCTTGCATTGCTTACTAGCCGGCCAGTCTGTATGGACTCATTAGGTTCTTGAGCCTCTCCTTTCCAAACATGCGAGGTGAGTACAGATGCTTGAGCCAGTGGCGACATGAGTGCCAATGCTAATATTAATTTATTCATTGCTCGCTCTCTCCAACAACGGGTCGCGTTGCTCAACCCTACACATCTGATCGCCGCATATCTCATAGATTTCTCTACCCGCTGTCTCGCGCTTGTACTTTCGATCTAGCTTCGCGTCGTTCTCAACACCCAACTCGTGTATCCTGCCCATTACATCTATGCGACAAGAGAAGGTAGTCTTGTGGTTTGCTAGTTCTTGTATAAGGTCGGGTGGATAAGTGTTGTACAGTATCGCCCTGCATTCATCGTTCGTCACGCCTTGATTTAAGACTAGGGTGAGGGTTAATACTATTGGTTCAAGTGCCATACCTTTCTCCTATGCGCTTGTTGTGTCGAAGCAGAATTCCACATCATTTATATCCTCAATCTCATCGCCCTCAATCAACCCCGCTTTCCCTTCGAACCAGCAGTTATCCGGGTCAATGGCGAAGTTAAAAAAAACCTTCTCGGCCAATGCCTTAGCAAGTGCCTCACGTATTTCATCGTCGTTTAATATAATTCTCATACCTTTCTCTCCTATTTAGTTTCCTTGACTAGCCCAAGCAGACTAACAGCAACCCACACTAAGTTCAATATAAACACGGGTGTGTCACCGTTCAGAGAGGCGTAAGTCAATAAAGTTAATGAGCCTGCCGAGTTAAGCGCATAATAAAGCACACCTCTTGGCTTGTACTCGCCCCAGATCATTGCTGTTAGTAGTAGTGATACTCCTATGTAGCCTATCATAACTCTTCTCCTTTTAAATAATCTAATACAGGTTGTGTGATACTGTGCCTAAGACTTAAACTGTTCTCAATCTCTGTCTCCGTAGCAAGACGATGCCCGCCCTTCCTGATAGCGTCCATCTGCTCTACACTCTCTAAGAGCAGGTCAAAGTCAAGCTCTATCTCTTGTTCTCTAAGCTCCTTAGCACGCACATCTGCCAATGCTTCATCAATCTCCCATTGTTCTAAGGCAGGGTAGTCGTGTTCGTCAATCAAATCTTCGTCACCGTGTAGCCAGTCCTCGCCGCTGCCGTTCCAACCTCCGCTAGTATTCATAACTCTTCCTCCTTTAAATAAGACTCTTGAATAGTAGCCACTAAGTCTAGCAGATCTTTGTGACTATTGCAAAGGGTTGTTAAGTTTATGTAGTCCTGTGCCGTTATATAGCTCTTATTCAGGCAATACTCTACGCCGCCGCGCGCCACGCTCAACTCTTTAACAGTAAGTGACGCGCTGATATGCGCCCTTAAGACCTGATACATGAATCCCATCACTTCACTCCCTCACCAAACATAACCACCACAAAAGTGAACCAGACTACTGACAAAAGTGACCAACCTATTATCAAGACTGACCAACCTATTGTAGTCACAATTAATGCTTGACGTCTCTCTTTATGTAGTTCTGTAAGTGTTAATAGCTTTTTAGCATAGTTCATAACCTGCTCCTTTCAATAGTGTCTAAACAAGACCATATAGTTTATAGTATGCTTTCCGTCCAGCATGTAATTTTGCGCCTACTCGTATCAGTTGTTTGGCTTTTAATAGTGACAGAGAATGGTAGTCCCTGAAACTCTCTAGATTGAAAAAGCCATTCTTGTAATCTAGATACAACTGTTCGACGTTCCACTTGTTGATTTTCTGTACCTGCCTGCCTTCATTTAAAAACCCAATGACTGTTCGAACTTCTACATTAGTTAAGCTTTTCATAAATCTCTCCAGTTATATGTATACATGCCCCGTAAGGCGTCTCTAAGCTCGTCTAAGCTCATTGCTAGCGACTTATGACCCGATGTACTAGGTCTCTTTAGCCTCGCTTAGAATGGCTGTGTTTAAAACTGCCCATTATCTATTAGTCTATATATCTGCATACTTATTATCTATATATAGGTATTAATACTACCTAAAAGTCAATCAGTTTAAACTATTGTCAAACTTCGGCACATATCGCCGTTGTTTAGCCTACTAAATATCTATAGTGTACTTCGCTCACGTGATTCGAATCAACCCATCTCTTAGATTTGGTGGCCAATAAACTGCACCAACTATTCCAGAGGTTTTCGGTGCCATAGTTGTGGCATAGAGTTATATACGCTAGAATCTTTTGGTTATTTGTGTCTAAACCCTTTTGAGTCTTCGGGTTCTTGCTCAATGCGAGGCTCTTAGGATCTAAACCATACAGTTTTATGTTGTGCGTATCCATACAACCAACTAAACCTGCTACTAGTTGGCACATAAAACCTGCTTTAGGTAGACCGAGGCCATCAATTCTCAGGAATATGTTCATTAAAGAGATTGATTTTTGAGTATCAGTTTGTTTAGAATTAATAACTGCCATTGATTGAGCATATATTTTATGCTTATTCGCCTCTAAATATTCATAGGTTTTAATCTTATTACCCCATAAAAACTTTGACTCTGACTTATTGGCGCGAACATCTGCCAATTGGTTGCCAATGCTTAGCCAATTTTGTTGAATGCTTAAGACTACCATTAATGTAACATCTGCCATATTATCCGCGGATCTTTGAGCATACTTCTGGCATTTTAGTCCGTGAGTGTTATACATTCTATCATTCCTTTTAACAGTTGTTTTAATAATAGCCACTATAATCTAATGGCTATGATAATACAACTAATGTTTAGCTTTATTTAAAAGCCGTGCGGTTTCTTTAAAGCCCAACGCATATAAATCAGTAATGGCATGGTTAAAGTTTGAAAATCCCCATAATCTTTTAGTATTCTCAAACGATACCATTATCTTTTGACGGCTACCCTGCCATATATGAATAAGCTCACCATGTTCTAATGTTTCTAAGTTTAATGTTTGCATCTTGCTCGCTCCTGTTTGATTATGTAGCACCACGCTATCACGTTAGCTATGGTGCATAGTAATAGGCCGTCGGTTAGAATATCCATGTTGCATTACTCCTTTACTTTTAATTAATTTACTAATGACCGCCACCTCTAACGGCCATAGGTAAACAAACTATTTAAAATTCCTCTATCAATATGCGCTGTACTTCAACGTCGTCATTGTCTCGTAGTGCATCGCATAGATCATTATTTTCTAATGCTATTTGTGGCTCTATATATTGTGCGTTGCATAGTGTTATGAATGTTGATTCTTTCATATCTATATTCCTCTAGTGGTTCATTAAACTACATAACTATAAGTTTTATTCTTTATATTAAACGAATAATCGCGTCCATCACTAGGTTTTTCGCGCTCCTCTTTAAAATAACCGATAGCTTCTAAAGTCTTCGCATACGCACCGCTAAGATAATATAGACTAGCTAGTTTAGTATGCTTTAAAGTCTCAACCAACAAAATAGACTCTTGGTCCAATGCCGCGGCGATCTTTATAATCTGATTAGCGGTTGAGCCTAAAGAAACGCCCTTTAGTCTATAAGACTGTTCACTCACGCCATTATATTGGCCCTCTATTACTTGTGGGTGGTGGCCTAGATCTTGTAAAGCGTCTACTAATGCTATGCGTCGTTGTTTAGTCTTAAGAGCGTTTAACGCAGGTCTATCGCTTGATATGTATATATCGTATGTTTTATTTTTCATGGTGCTATTACTCCGTTAGTTGGTTTAATGTAGCCACCTATTGCTAAGTGACTATATAAAGCTACTATGCATTGCTATTACAGTTAAAATAAATGCTCTTATCTTCAGAGTTATGAGACATTAGGATATCGTCGCCTCTCTTTAATGTATACGATCCCTGTGGATCATCTTGCTTTAATGCTCTATAAGCCTGACAAGCTTGAATAGAACAAGATAACTCAAAAGACTCTGTATTTGATTGAAGTATGAACATATGTATGTACCTATATATAAAATGAATGTAGGTACATAATAGACCTATAACTAATGCTTGCTTACTTAATACCGTCGCTTATTTATCTATAAACGACACTGCTAGTCTATAGATACTATATAGCTATACAGATCTATAAAGATCTATAACAAAAGAATAAAGGAATGGGGGTTAAAGCTATAAGGTTATGAAACTATTGAGACTGTAGAGCTCTATAGCTATTAAACTTCACAGACTCCAAAGTCCCTACAGTCTGTAAACTTGTCAAACTCTATCACCCCGCCGCACTCTTTAAAGGCTAAAGAGACTTTGAAGCTATAGAAATTGAGTTGAATCTTGACAAGTCTTGATAGCTGTAGAGACTTTAGAGGGCGGGCAGGTCGCCATGGCCCCTCCCCCCTATATATACTAAAGGTTATACATTTTGAAGGGGTTTAGCTTGTGTACCAGATAGCGGCGGGGCTATAGAGCTTTAAAGGACTCTAAAGACTTGAGGATAGATCCGGGGTTTTATAGGCTTATAGAAGCTTATAGAAGCTTATAGAAGCTTATAGAAGCTTATAGAAGCTTATAGCTGAGGAGGGGCATTATAGACATTATAGACTATACAGTCTTTTAACTATTTTCTTTCTTTTCTTTTAATCAGGTGCATGGATATATTTACTATGCAACCGCCCCGGTCTTAAAGTATATTATACTACTTGATTCAGGTTTTGTCAAGCTATTTCGTAACTATTTAGCAAATAAACTAAAATAACTAAAAAAAGACTTGACAAAACCCAAATCAAGTAGTATAATATAGCCTATGACAAACAATAAAGAATTAACTACTATGCAGCAAACCTTCTTGGATAGCCTTGTCGCCTGTAATGGTGATGTGGGTATAGCCGGTGAAATGGCAGGTTATTCTCCTACTAGTGTTTATGGGGCTGTTAAGACTTTAAAGACTGAGATACTTGATCTAGCTACTAATATCTTAGCACAGAGCGCGCCAAAAGCTGCTCTAAAGCTAGTGGCTATCATGGATAGTGCCGAGCCAATACCCCAAGCAAACATGCGAATCCAAGCAGCCCAAACAATCTTAGATCGAGTGGGCTTAGGCAAAACAGACAGGCTTGATGTGACCGTGAATACACAGGGAGGTTTATTTATATTGCCTGCCAAGCAACAAACAATCATCGAGGGCATTTATGAGGAGAGCTAGTAGTACGATTCCTTATGGCTATGAGCTGAACGAATCTAACTCAGCCCTTCTAGACCCAGTAGCCGCTCAGCTTGAGGCCCTTAATACCATTATACCTATGATACATGATCGTACTATTAGTCTTCGCGAAGGCAGCTTGTATCTTGAGAGCATTACCGGGCGGAAGTTGTCTCATGCCGGCTTAAAGAAGATAGCCGCTAAATATGCAAAATGATTGGGACATTAATCCTGATGCTTATCTCAAAGACGAAGAAGGCCATTTCGTCCTTAAGGTTGACGGGACTCCGCGCAAGAAGTCAGGAAGAGCCAAGGGCTCAAAGAGCCGAGGTTATACCTTTCATTCAAAGACTAAAGCAACGATGGACGCCCGCAAAGCCGTCAGAGAAAAAGTAAAGAAACTAAAGGCAGCACAGGCCAAAGCCGAGAACTACAAAAGATCAATACAGACAACCAACAAGACATTGAAGAAACTGGAGGGCACCTCAAGCTCTAATGTCTTAGAAGCTTCGGAACTAAAAGAGCTTCCAAACTCTTTAGCGGCTGAAGCAGATGTAATCTTTAAAGCCAACGAAGGCCCGCAGGAGGACTTCTTAGCTGCTAGCGAAATAGATGTTCTTTATGGCGGTGCAGCAGGAGGTGGTAAGTCATACGCCATGCTAGCAGACCCGCTTCGCTATGCGCATCGCGCAGCACATAGAGGGTTAATTTTAAGACGCTCGATGCCAGAACTGCGAGAATTGATCGACAAGAGCCGAGAGCTGTATCCAAAAGCATTTCCCGGCTGTAGATATAAAGAGGTCGAAAAGCTTTGGAACTTTCCAAGCGGCGCAAAGATCGAGTTTGGTTTCTTGGAGCGAGATGCAGATGTTTATCGCTATCAGGGCCAGTCGTATAGTTGGATAGGGTTTGATGAGATTACTCAGTTGCCAACAGAATTTGCTTGGAACTATTTAGCCTCGCGCTTACGAACTACAGACCCAGAGATTTTATGCTACATGCGTTGTACAGCAAACCCCGGCGGAGTCGGAGCTACATGGGTTAAGAAACGATACATTGATCCGTCTCCACCTTACACAGCCTTTGAATATTCCGAGGGCTTAACACGGAAGTTTATACCGGCGCGTCTTCAGGACAACCCGTACTTAGCCAATGATGGCAATTATGAGAAGATGCTAAAGGCTTTGCCGCCTACTCAGCGCCAACAGCTACTTGAAGGGAACTGGGATGTTGCAGAGGGTGCAGCCTTTACCGAGCTTGATCCAAAGCTACACGTTATACCGCCTTTTCAGATCCCGCTTCATTGGGAACGTATAAAAGGAATAGATTATGGCTACGCATCCGAGAGTGCTTGTGTCTGGGGAGCAGTAGATCCAAGCGACGGTACTCTTATCATGTACCGAGAGTTATATCGCAAAGGGCTATTAGGAACTGATCTTGCTTCTATCATAACAGAGATGGAACTCCAAGACCCCTTTAGCGTCCAAGGAGTGCTTGATACAGCGTGTTGGAGTAGGACAGGTACCGTAGGCCCTACTATTGGCGAAACGCTTGTAAGGGCCGGACACAAGCTCAGGCGAGCAGACAAGAACAGAATACAAGGAAAGATACAAGTCCACGAATACTTAAAAGTTATGCCAAGCGGTAGGCCAAGGATTCAAATCTTTAATACGTGCCCAAACCTAATACGCGAACTTCAAAGTATTCCTCTGGATAAGAAAAACCCAGAAGACGTAGATACCAATGCACCAGATCATGCTTATGATGCTCTACGTTATCTGATTATGTCTAGGCCCCGTATAAACGATACGATGAGCCAGATGAGACAGCTCCATAGAGAAAGGCTTTATCGTCCTGTGGACTCAACCTTTGGGTATTAATGTATATGAGTGAAGAAACTAGTCCGTTCGGGACAGCAGGAGAGATTTACTTTGCGCCAGTAGAAGGCGAAAGTGGGCTTGACCTGACGCTTGAAGAATCAGTAAGGCTCAAGTTTGTTGCTTTAGTCGAAGAGCGTTTTGCTCAAGCTGAAAGAGCTCGCGAGCACGACGAAGCTAGATGGCTTCAAGCCTATCATAACTTCCGCGGACTGTATGGCAAAAGTATTAAGTTTCGCGAGTCCGAGAAGTCACGCGTCTTTATTAAAGTTACTAAGACTAAAGTCATTGCGGCTTTTGGTCAGCTAGTAGATGTTATTTTTGGCACTGGCCAGTTTCCAATAGGTGTTAAGGAAACTAACGTCCCCGAGGGTGTTTCGACTTATAAGCATCTTGATAGCGCTCCGGGAATAGAAAACACACCTGTCGCGCCTAAAGAAGAAGAAAAAGAAGAAGCGCCCAACCCTTTTGATGTAGGCTATAAAGGAGATGGCCGCGCTTTAAAAGCAGGCGCAACCTTTTCAGCAGGCGAAACAGCCTTAGAGAATGCCATAAAGGACTCAGACGCTAAGTTCGTTGACGGGCCTAACCCTAGCCCGCAGGCTCTACAGGTTTCACCGGCTAAAGATGCGGCCCGCGTCATGGAAAAGCTCATTCACGACCAAATAGAAGAGTCTAATGGGTCTTCGGAGCTGCGCAACGCTTTGTTTGAAGCAGCGCTCTTTGGCACAGGGGTTGTTAAAGGGCCCTTTAATTACAACAAGACGCTGAGCCGTTGGGAAAAAGACGAAGAGACGGGCGAAAGAACTTATAACCCGCTAGTTGTCCGCGTTCCGCGCATTGAGTTTGTTTCTATATGGGATTTCTTTCCTGATCCAAACGCAACAACCATGGATGACTGCGAGTTTACTTTCCACCGGCACAAAATGAACCGCTCGCAGTTAAGAGGTTTAGCTAAACTCCCGCACTTCAACAAAGACCAGATCCGCGAGTGCTTAGGAATGGGATCTAATTATGTTGAGAAAGATTACGAGTCTGCATTAAAAGATGATCATGCTGCCAAAGACTATGGCGATGGCCTGTTTGAAGTATTAGAGTATTGGGGCGTGATGGATGCACAATACGCTAGAGAAGCAGGAATGGAACTCCCAGAAGAGGTAGATGATCTAGATGAAGTACAAGTTAATGCGTGGATTAGTAATGGTAAGCTGCTACGCGGGGTTGTTAATCCTTTTACTCCGTACCGACTCCCCTACAATGCCTTTCCTTACGAGCGTAATCCTTACTCTTTCTTTGGTATTGGCGTTGCTGAAAATATGGACGACTCTCAACAAATAATGAATGGCCACGCACGTATGGCAATTGATAACTTAGCACTCAGCGGCTCTTTAGTCTTTGATGTTGATGAATCAGCGTTGGTTGGTGGACAATCAATGGAGATATACCCCGGAAAAGTGTTTAGAAGGCAAGCAGGAATGCAAGGCCAAGCAATTCATGGGCTTAAATTTCCTAATACCTCTCAAGAAAACATGATGATGTTCGACAAATTCCGCCAACTTGCAGACGAGCAGACAGGAATACCTAGTTATTCACACGGCCAGACAGGTGTTCAGTCTATGACTCGTACTGCTTCAGGGATGTCTATGCTATTAGGCGCGGCATCCTTGAATATTAAAACAGTTGTCAAGAATATTGATGATTTTCTTTTAAGGCCCCTCGGGCGCTCGTACTTTCAGTGGAACATGCAGTTCTTCGAAGGCGAGCTAGCCCTAGAAGGCGACTTAGAGATAAACGCGATGGGCACAAATAGCCTAATGCAAAAAGAAGTACGAAGCCAACGCTTGACGATGTTCCTTCAGACTGCACAGAACCCTACAATTGCACCGTTTGTTAAGATCTCTAAGATTGTTAGTGAATTGGCTTATAGTCTTGATCTTGATCCCGATGAAATCTTAAACGACCCAGAAGAAGCCGCGTTAATGGCTAAAATCATAGGAGCACAGAATGTTGGACAAGGCATTGGCGGCGCGCCTGTCGCCCCTAACGAGCAACAAGGAGCTATGGGAGGCCCTCAAGGAGCATCTCAACAATCGCCGGATCTTGGAGCTACAGGGACTGGTGGTGGCAACATCGGAACTGGAGCTGTACCGCAAGCAGGGGAGAGTGAGTTCTCTGGATAATCTCCTTCAACTAAAAGACGAAGTACGCGAAGCCAAACAAAGACAAGAAGAAGGTAACTGAATATGGAAAGCATTGACGATAAGCGCTATAGAATGATGATGGAGAACAAGGAGCGTATTAAGGCTATGAACGCCGAGACGCAGAAAAGAATAGACGCTGACAATGCGGCTCTAGAAGATGGCGAGGTTTCTGAAGAGGTTTCAAAAGAACTAGAGCAAGAGGCGGCTGAAAAGGCTATGGATGACAGTATGGACAGGGCCCAGAAGTTAAATAAGGGCGGTAAAGCAGACCCTTTAAAAGTCAAATACGCCGAAGGCTCTATGCTTGTAGCCCCCGAGATGGCACTAGAAGAAGAAGAGATTCCTGTAGATACATACGACAACATCCCCGAAGACGAGATGGCCGAAGCAGAAGCTTCACAGCTCTCAGACGACGAGATGGAAGAAGACTACACAGGCTATGTACTAGGCGAGTCACTCGACCAAGAAGAACAAGAATACTTAATGAGCGTCTTAGAAACAGACGAGCGTTTAAGCAGCATCTTTGATAAAGTCATGGATGTTGCCGGAGAATTCTCAGGCGAAGGAGCTGTAGACGGCCCCGGAACCGGAGTATCAGATTCGATTCCCGCAAGGTTATCGGACGGTGAATTTGTTTTCACCAAAAAGGCTACCGATCAAATGGGAGCAGCTCAGCTACAAACTATGATGGACGAAGCTGAGATGGCCTATGATGGTGGTTTAATGAAGAAGGCTTTTGGAGGCTTGACAAACACCCCAGATTCAGGGGTTTATGACAGCGAAGAAGAGGTCAAGAAACAAATGATCTCATCTAACCAAATGCCAAGTGTACGATAGAGCTACTTTAGTTTTAACTAAACCCTTTATCATTTTTTAATACCTAGAGGCCACCTTGAAGTATCAAGACCCTATATTACAAACGCGAGTAGTATAGCCACCTTGAAAGACTAGCAAGCCCCAACAGGAGTGTGATGTATATGTCAAATGCAAATGAACAGATTGAAGAACCAGTAGCTAATATGTATAATTCTCGAAAGGACTGGCATACGCCAGACGCACCAAGTAGAGGTAAAGCAGACGGGCTTTTCTTTGCAGAACCCTCTAAGCAGGCCACCCCTAAACAGGCCCCTGAAGAAGCATCAGAGGAAGAACCCAAAGGAAGAACTAATTATAAAAAACGATACGATGATTTAAAGAAGCATTATGATCAGAAGATAGCTACTCATAAGCAAAGAGAACTAGAGCTTACAGCGATGGCAAAAGAAACGCAACCTGCGTATGCCCCGACTAAGTCACCTGAAGAACTTGAAAGCTTTAGAGAGCAGTATCCTGACTTATATGAAACCGTAGAGACTGTTGCGCACTTACAAAGTGAACAGCAGATGCAAGCCTTACAAAGCAAGCTGTCTGTTCTCGAAGAACGAGAATCAAACATGCAACGGAAAGAGGCTGAAGCTACATTGCGTTCTCGTCATCCTGATTTTGAGGATATACGAGGCGATGAAAAGTTTCATGATTGGGCCAAAGAACAACCCGAAGCAATTCAAAGTTGGATCTATGAGAACCCAAATAATGTTGCACTAGCAATCAAAGCTATCGACCTTTATAAGATGGAAAACGGTATTTCAATTGGAACTAAGCAGACGACAAAGAAATCACAAGCCCCCAAATCTTCAGCCGCTGATATGGTGTCTACACGGACAACTCAGATCAACGCTAAAGAACCAAAGATTTGGTCACAACGGGAGATCTCTAAACTGTCTATAGCCCAATTTGATAGATATGAAAAAGATATTGATTTGGCGGTAATGGAAGGCAGAATAGTAGATTGAATATTATTGTCTTTTTAGGAGTAACACATAATGGCTTATAACCAATCAAACGCTCTATTTGAGCCCGGTACAGATACTGATGCTAACTTCGGTAACTCAGTAGCCGGTCAAACTAACAGCTTTTTCCTACCCTCAGTATTTTCTAAGAAGGTTCTTAACTTCTTCCGAAAAGCTTCGGTAGCTGAAGCAATCACCAACACTGATTATAGTGGTGAGATTTCAGGCTACGGTGATTCTGTAAAGATCATCAAAGAGCCAGTAATCACTGTCTATGAGTACGAGCGTGGCGCTGATGTAACTAAAACAGCATTGACGGATCAAGAAACTACTTTGATTGTTGATGTAGCAAACGCGTTTAAGTTCATCGTTGATGATATTGAAACAGCAATGTCTCATGTCAACTTTAAAGAAGCTGCATCTTCATCTGCTGCTTATGCTCTACGTGACGCGTTCGACGCAGGCGTAATTGCTAAGATCATTGCAGGCGTTTCAGCTTCAAGTCCTAACCACATCCTTGGTAGCGACAGTGCTACTGACCTAGCCGCCGGAACTTTTGATGGTACTGGTAACTTGGACGTTGGTTTTGCTGCTGACGAGCACGATCCTTTAGATGTTATGGCACACATGGCCCGTCTACTTGACGAGCAGAACGTACCAGAAGAAGGACGTTGGTTCTTAGCTCCACCTAGCTTCTACGAGCAGCTTTCTCAGACTAGCTCTAAGCTCATGTCAGTGGACTTCAACTCAGGTCAGGGATCAATCCGCAACGGTTTGGTATCTTCTGGCAAGCTACGTGGCTTTGATATGTATAAGTCAAACAATATCGCTGCTCCTTCGAGTGCGGCAGGACAGATTGTTGCAGGACACATTAGTTCTACTGCAACTGCACAGACTATCACAAGCACTGAGGTCATCCGTGATCCAGACAGCTTCGGTGACATCTGTCGTGGCTTGCACGTATATGGTGCTAAGGTTTTACGACCTGCTGCGCTTGTTTCTGCGTTCTATGGTATTGACTAAAGTTAAGTAATTAGAGAGAGGGGTGTAAAAAGCCCCTCAATCTTTAAGAAGGAAGTGAGCATGGCAATATTAGGAAGCGACAAAAAGCCTATAATGATTAAAGGCAAAAGAAAAGGAAAGATACTAGGCGATACAGGAAGTTGGTACAAGCCAGAAAACAAAGCAAAGTTCGACGCTAACTGGGACGCGATCTTCAGCGAACCCAATACTAAAACAGAAACAAAGGCGCAATAAACTATGTCAACAACCTATCTTGATTTAACTAACGAACTTCTCAGAGAGCTAAATGAAGTGACGTTGACAAATGGTACGTTTTCAAACGCTGTTGGTGTTCAACAACACGTTAAAGACGCTATTAACCGTTCATACTTTGATATTATAAACGAAGAAACCAAGTGGCCTTTCTTAGCTGTTGCTGAGAGTGGTGATACAGATCCGATGTACGGTAATACCTACGTCGAGACAGTCATCGGCACACGGTTCTATGAATTAAAACCCGCAAGCTCAAGCATTACTACCGACTACGGTTCTATAGATTGGGAAAACTTCTATCTTACAACCGTAGGCGTGACGGACGAAGTAGCCCCCTACCAAGCCCGCAACTTAAGATTCATGACCACCGAAGCGTGGAAAGACTTTCGCAGAATCTCCGAGAACTTAGACGACGCAGACACGCAACAGTATGCAATTCCCTCTGCTGTTATCCGGAGCCCGGACTCGCGCAAGTTTGGACTCAGCCCTATACCCGACAAGGTTTATCGCATTTGGTTCTATGCGTGGAGCCTTCCGACAAAGCTGTCAAGCGCCACAGACGAAGTAGTCTTCCCGGAGATGTACTCGGCTGTGTTGCTAGCTAAGGCCCGATATTATATCTGGCAGTTTAAAGACAACCCGCAAGCAGCCGCTTTCGCCCTAGACGACTTTAAGAAAGGTCTACGGAGTATGCGTTCAAATCTTATTGAACCTGCACCCACCTACATTAAAGATGACAGAATGAGATTCGTATAATATGGCCGCATCGCAACCTTTTGGTGTCTCATGTAAAGGTGGTTTAAATACTAACCTCAACCAACTAGAGATGCTCGCACAGCCCGGCTTAGCTACGAAGTTAGTAAACTTTGAAGTTGATCCTGACGGGGGCTATAGGCGCATCAATGGCTACACAGCCTTTGGAGACACGCGGCCTAATGGTGCTAATGAAGTGCTAGGCATGTTTGTTTATGCAGACGGCTTAGTAGTGTGTTCAGACGACGGGATTTTCTTTAGCCAAGACGGCGAAGACACATGGCTCCAAATTAACAGAGCAAGCGTGGCTGGCGGCGGCGATGATCACACAGCCTTTACAGGCCGTAGCATGGATGCGCGAACCGCTCAAGAACAAACAACCTTCGCAATCTTTGAAGGCAACACAGATTACGGCAAGCTGATCATTACAGACGGCGTTAATAAGCCTTTTCTTTTCTACATGACAGGGACGGGCGGTTTAACAACCCGTACATTCTTTGCTGAGGAAATAACGGTCAGCGGCACTGTAGCTCCGACAGTCTGTGTTATTCACGATAGTCACTTAGTAGTTGCAGGGGCTCCATCGGCTAAAAATACAGTTTATTTTAGCGGCCTTCTTGACCCCGAGAGTTTTTCAAGCTCTGGGTCAGGCAGCATTTTATTACCCGATCAGATAGTGGGTTTAAGGAGCTTTAGAGACGATCTAATTATATTTTGCAGAAACAGTATTCATAAGCTTGTGAACATAAATGATGCTACGAACATTGCAATAGTCCCAGTTACGCAGAACGTAGGCTGCTTAAGCTCACACAGCATCCAAGAGATTGGCGGAGATTTAGTTTTCCTTAGTCCTGATGGCATACGCTCGGTGGCAGGAACATCACGGATTGGCGACGTTGAGCTAGGCTCCGTCAGCCGACAAATACAATCTATTATATCAGCTATTGCTAGGTCGATTAATTCTTTTACAATCACTAGTGCTGTTTTAAGAAGCAAATCTCAATACAGGCTGTTCTATAATACAGATGGTGGCTCAACAGCAGCCGCAAAAGGCATTATAGGCACCTTGACGGCCAACGGCTTTGAGTGGTCAGAAACAATAGGCATCCAAGCCACGGGCTTTACTTCGGGGTTTTCGTATACAGGTGTTGAAAAGCTTTATCACGGCGACAACCAAGGCTATGTTTATAACCACAATAGCGGCAACAGCTTTTATTTTGGCGGCACTGCTTTAGATATTACGGCGCGATATCAAACACCTCATTATGATTTTGGCGACGTCGGAACCCGAAAGACTATGCAGTACGTCAAACTCTCTTTTACCCCGGAGGGTTCAGTAAGCCCTACAATGCGAATACGCTACGACTACGAAGACACAAATATACCGCAGCCCGCAGAGTATGTGCTTGATAATGTACCAACGCCGGCTCTTTTTGGAAGCGCGCTTTTTGGCACCGCTGTATTGGGTGCGAGCACTGACCCGATGTTACGCCAAGCAATAGAAGGAAGCGGCTTTGTTTGTAATTTTCAAATTAAAAGCTCGGATCAAAAACCCCCGTATGCCATTAATGGTATATACATAAATTATGTCCCATCCGGTAGGAGATAACCCAAAATGGCAGGAACAAGCTACACACGACAAAGTACACTTACTGATGGCGATACGATTACTGCGCTGCTCTTTAACGCTGAATATAATCAACTAGTCACCGCGTTTTCGTATTCTGCTACAGGAACGACAGGACACCAACATGATGGGGGTGCTGGCGAGGGCGGAAACATTGAGATCATCGGCGACCAAGATTTTTTAAATAAGCTAGTGGTTGACGGGACTAATAATCGCTTTGGGGTTTTTGTAGAAGTAGGCGGAAGTGCCGTAGAACAAATTCGCATCCAAGATGGTGCTATTGTTCCTGTAACTACTAATGATATTGACTTGGGTACAGCCTCTTTAGAGTTTAAAGACGGCTTCTTTGACGGCACAATCCACGTAGATACCTTGGATGTAGATGCCAATGCAACTGTGGCAGGGACTTTGGGTGTCACAGGTGTCTTGACTGCAACATCTTTAGACATCTCTGGAGACGTTGACGTTGATGGAACTTTAGAAACTGATGCTCTATCTATTGCTAGTGTTGTTGTTACAAGTACTGCGGCAGAATTGAATCTTTTAGACGGAGTAACTTCTACAACTGCTGAACTCAATATCTTAGATGGTGTTACGTCTACTTTCACTGAACTGAATCTTCTAGACGGCGTAACCTCTACAACCGCAGAGCTAAACATCCTAGACGGTGTTACGGCTGATTCGGCTGAAATAAACCTTTTAGACGGTGTGACCTCTACAACCGCAGAGCTAAACATCCTTGATGGTGTTACGTCCACCGCGGCTGAAATAAATGCACTGGATGGTATAACTGCTGTAGTCGGCGAATTGAACGCTCTGGATTTAGGCGCAACAGCCGTTGGAACTGCGGTGGCTTCAAAGGCCGTAATACTAGACGCCAACAAAGACTATACCGGGATACGAAACTTAACCGCCACTGGCACCGTAGACGCGACAACCGTAGAGTTTGATAACCTGTCAGGCACAGGCGCTGTAAGTGTCACAAACATTCTTGACGAAGATGATCTTGTGTCTGATAGCGCTACAGCCCTAGCCACTCAGCAAAGTATTAAAGCCTATGTCGATGCACAGGTAGATACTACTGACACACTAGCTGAGATACTTGCTATTGGTAACACCTCTGGCGGCACAAACGTAGAGCTTACTACTACCGACAAGGTTCAGTTCAGAGATGCCGCGATATACATAAACTCTAGCGCCGACGGTCAGCTAGACATTGTTGCCGATACCGAGATTCAGATTGTTGCTACAACCGTTGATATTAACGGTGCTGTAGATGTTAGTGGGGAAATAATCGCGGCTTCTCTAGACATCTCAGGCGACATAGACGTAGATGGCACCACTAATCTGGACGTTGTGGATATAGATGGCGCTGTGGATATGGCTAGCACTGCACTGGTTACAGGGGTTTTGACCACTACAGCGGCTACTGTGTTTAATGGTGGTTTTGCTTCTAATGCCAACTCTAGCTTTAGTAGCTCACTTACTCATGCGGCCAATGCTGCATTGGCTACGTTTAATAACACCGCAACTGGAGAACCAGTAGCAATCTATTTAGGAGCTATTGCGGATAATGGTGGTGCTGGAAATAAAGGGGCTATTTATTTTGATGCAGGGGCAGACGGCTCCGTCGCTAATAACTCACTAAGTTTTAATGCAGACCATCAAAGCAACATAACGCCAGACATGACTATCACGCCTTCGGGGGTAAGCATAGCAGGCACTCTAGGCGTTACTGGAGTCCTAACAGGCGCTTCCTTAGACATCTCTGGAGACATTGACGTAGATGGCGTTACTAACTTGGATGTTGTGGATATAGATGGCGCGTTGACTCAAGACGGCGGGGCGGTCTTTAACGAGTCTGGTGCTGATGTAGACTTCCGTGTTGAGTCTAATACGAATACTCATGCGCTGTTTGTTCAAGGGTCAGATGGTAATATCGGTATAGGCACCGCCTCCCCTGCCGCATACGCGCACATTGTACCCACAGATGCAGAACTTAATGACCAATTCGTGGGTCTTAGGGTGTCTAGGTCAGTGAGCTTAAAAAGCGCTCAGTATGGAACTATTAACCAGTCTGGCGGAGCTTTAACTTTAACTTCTACTGTAACAACAGGTTCAGCCAGTGGGTCGGTGCGGCTTCTTTCAAGCGATGATGGTTCATCAACAAAAACCTTAGCTAACTTTGCTAACAATAATGATCTGTCTCTGTACGAAGATACAGGCACCACAGCCAAGTTTTTCTGGGATGCTAGTGCAGAATCTTTAGCGTTATCAGGCACTGGCGGTCTAGCAGTAACAGGAGACTACTCATCTACAACTTCAGGAACCTCAAACCTAAGACTAGGCGTAAACGCAGGTAACTCCATCATCGCGGGTGGTAATTATAATACTGTCGTGGGTGATGAGGCAGGTACTGCTATTACTACGGGTGATTATAATGTTGCTTTAGGTTATCGCGCTCTTTTATCAGATACACAGGGAACAGGAAGCACCGCAATAGGGCCAAGTGCTTTACTGAACCAAAATTTTACTTCAGCTACAACAACTTACAATACAGCTGTGGGTTATGGAGCCGGATCACAAATAACCACAGGCACAAACAACACTACCATAGGCGCACTAGCACTAGACGCTAACACAACAGCAAGCAACAACACTGCTGTGGGGTATGCTTCTTTAGGTGCTAATACTACAGGCACAGCGAACGTGGCTTTAGGCGCTCTTTCTTTAGACGCAAACACTACAGGAAGTTATAACACCGCATTAGGGCATGAAGCCGCAACCGCCGCAACCACCGCAAGTAATAACACAGCCATAGGCGGCTTTGCGCTACGAGTTAACACTACTGGGGCGGCCAACGTTGCTGTAGGAACTCAGGCTTTAATAGGAAACACAACAGCAGATAACAACACAGCAGTTGGCTATAACACTTTAGCCGCTAACACAACTGGCGTATCAAACACTGCCGTAGGTGGCCTAGCACTAGACGCCAACACAACAGCTAATAACAACACCGCTGTAGGCTACCTTTCTTTAAGCGCCAATACTGAAGGTTTTAGTAATGCGGCTCTAGGGCGAGGAGCTTTATCTTTAAACGAAACAGGCGATAACAACACCGCCTCCGGTACAAACGCCTTACTGTCGAACACCACAGGCGGTAATAACACTGCTGTAGGAACAAGCGCACTAGACGCCAACACAACGGCAGACAACAACACTGCTGTAGGCTATGCTTCGCTTGGTGCTAATACCACTGGCGCGGGCAACGTCGCACTAGGGCGTCAGGCTTTAACGGCCAACACAACAGCAAGCTCTAACGTAGCAGTCGGGCAAGACGCCCTGCTTAGTAATACTGAGGGACATAACAATACTTCTGTAGGTACTAGCTCTTTAGCGGCCAACACAACAGCAGATTATAACGTAGCAGTAGGGCGCTCGGCTCTAGGAGGCACAACGACAGGGGGGAATAACACTGCGGTGGGTTCGTGGGCACTAGACGCCAACACAACAGGTCAAGGCAATACAGCGACTGGCTATGGTTCTTTAGGTACCAACACAACCGCCAATTTTAACTCATCTTTTGGTTTTAACTCTTTAATTAGTAACACAACAGGTAGCGATAATAACGCCTTTGGTACAAACGCCTTGGCTTCTGTTACTACAGGCGCTAATAACGTAGCGATGGGTCGAGATGCTTTAAACAACAACTCAGCCAGTAACAACACTGCTTTAGGTCATAATTCCTTAAAGGCTAATACAACTGCTTCAGGTAATGTTGCAGTAGGCTATCTAGCCATGGAGGACTCTACCACAGCCGCTAATGCTACCGCAGTTGGCTATGAGGCTTTAGCCAACAACACTACCTCTAATGGAAACCACGCTTTTGGCTTTAGAGCTTTGACAGCCTGTACCACAGGGTCGTCTAATATTGCTTTGGGGGGTCAATCGTTAGACGCTTGTACCTCGGGTGCTAACAACGTAGCAGTAGGTAATAATTCCGGAGGAGCACTCACAACAGGTATTCGTAACGTCATAATTGGTGAATCAGCAGGTGATCACAGTCCTAGTCTTACTACTGGCAATTATAATGTTCTTATAGGTGCATACGCGGATGTAACTGCCGCTAGTGCTCAGTTTGCTATAGCTATAGGCTATGACGTTTCAGGGGAGGCAGGTTACACAACAATTGGCCAGCAGACTACCGACATAAGAGCGCAACACGGCGTAGCAACTTGGGCGACAGTGTCAGATGAGCGATACAAGAAGGATATTGAAGACTGCACAACAGGGCTTTCCTTCATCAACTCATTGCGATCAGTAACTTGGAACTACAAGACTCTCGGCGAACTCCCAGAAACCTTTAGCGCCTATGAAGAAGGTTCTACTGAAGTCTTTAAGAACACTCAAACTAACCACGGCCTTATTGCTCAGCACACCAAGGAGGCTATTGATGCTGATAGCGGCTTGAAGGATGGCTTTAAACTTTGGGACGAAAGAGAAGATGGTTCTCAGGAAGTAGCAGAGGCCGCACTAATACCAATCTTGGTTAAAGCCATACAGGACTTGTCTGATCAAGCAATAGCACAAGCCGACATTATCACAAACTTAACCGCAAGACTCGAAGCACTGGAGGCATAATATGTCACAAGTAGAAGATCGTAAAGCAGAACAACTAGCACAAGACTACTCAGCAATGGGTGATAGTGTAGTACTTATCACAGCCACTATCGCCGCAGAAGCTGATGAAGATAGCCAAGGAACAGTTGAGCGTAATGTTCAGCACCTAGAGCTTATGGTTGCTAAAGACGATTGGGGCGATGAAGACATGACTGCGGTTAGTGCCGCCATTAGCTCTGGCAATGAGTACATATCATAATGGACTTAATACTACAGAGCCTCAAGTCTAGGACGATACAATTTAGCATTGCGTTGACTGTTTTAAGCATGGCTCAAGGGTACACTGGTTTATTGCCTGTTAGTCAAGGCTCACAAGCACTCATCGGAATAGGTATTGCAGTATGTATTGTGGTGCTTAGATCAGTCACTACTGTGCCCTTAAACGCTAAATAACTAAAAAAGGAGAGCTTAGCATCATGAACGAAACCAAAGACGTAGTAGACATAGCCGCCGCAAGTACCGGGATTCTTGCACTAATGAGTTGGCTTCCGCCTATTGCTTCGTTGTTTACGATTGTGTGGTTAGGCATCCGTATATTTGAATCAGAAACCATTCAGAAGCTTATTGCTAAGAGGCAGACTAAAAAATGAGTAATAAAAGACATGCACGTAATATTAATAAGGCTCTGAAGGCTCTGAAGCGAAAGCAGTTGGCTAGAGGCGGAAAGTCTGTGTCGGCTCTAGAGCCTAAGCAACTTAAAGCAGTCCCTAAACCTGTGCCAAGAGAGCTATATGACGACAGCGTTAAGCCTATTGCGCCTCCTAAAAGTGGGGGAATTAAACTACCCATTAAGCAAGTTAAAGCGGCTCCACAGCCCAAGCAGGTTAAAGTTAAAAACCCTGTGATCTCTGATCCGGCTCCAAAGCCTATAAACCCCTCGCTCTTTTCTGATCCAAAGCTAGGGACTCCTAGAGATATTAAGCCCGTTGAGCGCGTAGGCTCAACGGGCGGAAGAAGAGGCTCTTCTACTGGAGGGTCTGGTGGGCCTATTAATGAAAGTTTAAACTTTAGTCACGGCGTCCCTTCTAATATGCAATCTGCTGCTTTAGGAAATGCTCCTACTCAGGGCTTAAAGCAAGCAGTCGGAAACGAACTACGTGATCCAAACGGTAATATAGTTGATCCAGAAAATTTACCGGATAATATGGTTCTTACAGAAGGTCGCGGAGGAAAAAGAGTAGAGTTTTCTCCTGATTATGTTGTACAGCCTACTGATCGTGCGTATGCTCAACGAAATGTTGAACAAAGAGTACAGCAACAATCTATGCCCCAATCCCAACAATCTCAAAATGTGACGAAACGAAGCATGATGGGTAGTGGTTTCACAGGACTTACTCCTGCTCAGTTAGCTAAACTTGCTGAAGACTACGGAGGAGGATATAATCCAGATACAGAAGGAACACAAACAGAAAACGGCACTACAGGCACTGGAGGCACTACAGGCACTGGAGGCACTACAGGCACTACAGCAAGTAGCGACGAAACAGATCCGTCAGGCTCTGGAACCGAAGAAACAAATCCGGATGGTGTAGATAATGGCGGAACTACACCAATCCCCGAAGGCGAGCGAGGCTTTAAGTCTCCTGAATATGTCCCAGATGGCGCTGCGCCTATAAATCTAGCTCCCTATGATCCGGGTGTTCCTGATCTGAAGCAGATGGAAGCGGAATCAATACTTAAACCTGTCCCAAAAGCTGAGCAATGGGCTAATAAGTTTGTTGATCAATATCCTGAGTTCACTAATGCAGAAAGAACTGAAATGCAAGCATGGGCAGTAGCAAACAGAGCCGGTAGTGACGCACAGATGCCTGCTTGGTTTGTAGGCAACCATGATTTCTTAAAGGGCATTGAAGCTAGCAACAGCATGACATACGACACGACTGCACAAGCACCCGAAGGAACTATAACAGGCGAAGATGATATCCAACAGCTCGGCGACGCTACAGACGCAACTTCTAGTACAGTCGAAGCAGGAGCTTTAACAGCCACACAGGGTGATGTAGACCAAGCAGATGTTGAACTAGGAGACGGAAAAGCAAAAACATACAAAGCTACAACCACCTCTGGTCAGATGGCTGATACTGTAGCCGCACAGGGTGAAGTAAGCATAACGGGCGTTGCGGGCCAAGGAACAGCCGCGAGTGTTGACACCGCACAGCGCGATGCAGAGGCTGAAAAGGCCGCAATGGGTGTTGCCGCTGATAGACCCGCATATACAGATTATGCAATAGCCGCTCAGTCAGATGAGCGTTATACAGTCATTGAAGCTAAAGACCCTGAAGTAGCTGAGCGCATGGCTCAAACAATGTCTGAAAGAGAGAAAAGAGATCTTCTAGATATAGTCTCTAAAGAGGGTGTAGTACTTGAAGATATTCCCGAGTTTAAACTAGCTAAAGAACGTGTAGCACAAGTAGGCGAGGCCAAGAGCCGTAAAGCTTCTGAGATTGGCAGTGTGCCGCCTATTGATATGCAAGAACGCCAAGGCATTACCGGCGAAGTTTCTAAAGGAGATGCCTCGCAAATTGGTGGTGTTCCTACAGCCGCCGCCGCTAAAATGGATGCAGTAACGGGCGAGGCACGTAAGACAGCCGCCGCAGATATGTTAGCAGTAGTTGCAAATGTGCCGAAAGAAGTTTCAGCGGCTCTTGTCGAAGATCCTGCAACAGTTATAGCTCAGATAGATTCGGGCGCTGATCCAGTTGTTGTAGCCGCAGTAGCCGCCCTGCCACTTGAAGCCCTAGTCTCTACACAAATGGAAGGTTTATTGGCCGGAATGGAAGATGGCAATACGCCTGCTTGGGCTCGACCCGCTATAGCGGCTATGGAAGCTAAGATGGCTCAGAGGGGTTTAAGTACTTCGACTGTAGGCCGTGATGCTCTCTTCAATGCTATTATTCAGAGTGCACTACCTATTGCTCAAAGTAATGCTCAGGCACTACAGACGCGAGCACAACAGAACCTTAGCAACCAACAGCAAGCTAATTTAGGCACTGCTCAGAACACGATGCAGATACGCCTTCAGAACCTTGCAAACGAACAGACCTCTGCATCTCAAACAGCAGATATGGCACAGCAGATTAAAGTCCAGAAAGGAACCTTTGATCAACAAGCAGTAATGACTACTGCGCAACAGAAACAAGAAACAGATTTAACTAATGCTCAGATGGCTCAACAGCGATCACAGCAAGAGTCTTCACAGCGTCAACAGGCCGCTATATCTACTCTAGGCGCAGAGGTTCAATCAGACTTAGCTAACTTACAAGCTATGAATGCCGCAGGCTCGCAAAACATGACAGCCGAACAGCAGTCTAAGCTTGCAGGCTATAATGCTCAAGTTTCTAGAATTATGCGTCAAGCAGAGCTAGATCAAGACATGACGAAAGCTAATCTCTCTAATGAGCTTCAGCTTGAAATGAAAAACTTGACCGAAGCAAACGCCACAGACCGAGAATCTATGTCGGCAGTTAACCAAGGGCGCTTAGCAGACCTCAATGTTCTTGTAGACTTTAAAAAGACTAATGCTAATCTTTCTCAACAGATGGACTTAGCTAATCTAAACAACGATCAGCAAATGGAACTAGCTAATCTCTCGGAAAGAGCCGCAACTGACGGCGCTAACATGACTGAAGCTAATCGCATGAAGCTTCAAGAGCTTACTATCTATACAAGCATGATGGCTAAGAACGAAGATCTGCGACAGAATGCAGAGATGGCTCAGTTAAGCGCCTCTGAAAAAGTACAGTTAGCTAATCTTACTTTTGAGAACCAAGCAGATTCGGAGAGCATGAGTGCTGAAAACACGGCTCAGCTTCAAGTCTACGAGAAAAAGATGCAAGCCGGCCAAGTTAACGCACAGTTAGCTCAGGCTATGGGCTTAGCAAATCTAAGCAACGAGCAGAGCGCCGCGATGTTCAACGCTCAAATCAACGCTAACTTTGACATGAGTAAGATGTCTAACGAACAACAGATGGAGATGGCTAATAGCAAGTTCATGCAGACTATGACAGCCACCCAGTTTAGCGCCGATCAACAATCAGCCGTTCAGAACGCAACACTTCTAACACAAACTGATTTAGCTAATGCAGACGCAAGAACCCGCGTCTCAGTAGAGAATGCTAAGAACTTCTTGACTATGGATATGGCGAACCTTAGCAACGCACAACAAGGCATTGTTATGGATCAACAGATGGCTCAACAGAGTTTGTTGTCTGATCAAGCTGCACAGAATGCCGCTAAGCAGTTTGGCGCAACGTCTCAGAATCAGCTAGATTCATTTTTAATCAGCCAGTCTAATAACATGAAGCAGTTTAATACAAGCGCCCGAAACGCTATGGAGTCCTTCAATGTTACCGAGACAAACCGCGCAGCAGCTATTGAGGCCGGTAATATGCTACAGGCTGATACCTTTACTGCACAGCTTGAAGCAGATATTAATAAGTTTAATGCTAGTATTGATAATCAAAGAGATACTTGGAATGCGGCAAATGCTCAAGCTATAGAACAGTCTAATGTCTCTTGGAGACGACAGGCCAATACAGCCGATACAGCAGCCGCAAACGCTTCTAACCAACAGAATGTTCAGAATGCTTATAATATTTCGGCCTTGGATCAGACGCAACTCTGGCAACAGCTTAGAGACGAAGCGGCCTATGTCCGCCAGTCGTTTGAAAATAACGAGCAGCGCGAAGCTCAGTTGATTGCTACAGCTATTGGGAATGAAAGTGCGACAAGCAGTAAAGATACGAGCACTACAACATCAGCGTTAATTAATATATTAAAAAGTTATGGCTACAGCGGAACGTCTACAACAACTCCATCAGGCCCCGGCCCTTGGGGACAGTGATATTAATACTTAAAGTTGGACTTAGCCTAATCAAACACACATAAAGGATACAAGATAATGGGATTTTTTAGCAAGATATTTAAAAGCGTTGGGAAGGTTTTTAAGAAAATCGGCAAAGGCATTAAGAGCGCATTTAAAAAGTTCGGCAAATTTATGAACAAGATTGGTATTCTTGGTCAGGTGGCTATGTTCTTTATTATGCCCGCTATCGGCAATGCCCTTCTGGGAGCGGCAGGTTCAGCGGCTGTGGGTGTTGCAGGCACGGCAGGTTATGTAGCGGCTGTCCCCGCGTCAGGTTTATTAGGAGGCGCTCTGGGTTCAGTAGGCGTAGCAGCCGGCAAAGCCGCAGTATGGGTAGGCCAGAAGATAGCAACGGTAAAGTCTGTGTTTAGCAACATCACTGGCGGAGTTATGGAGACTCTAGGAAACTTTGCTAAGACGGCCACTAATAAATTAGCTAATTTCGTCGGCATGGATAATGTGTTTGCGGACGCAGCCCAGAACTTCTTTGGCCCTACATCTGGATCTACCGGAACTATGATTACAAACTCAGCAGGTGAGCAAGTTGCAGACTCTGCATTCTCCAGAAGCTTTGGTGCGGACGCACGGTTTCAGAACTTGACTAAAGGCTCGGAGTTCTTCAAAGGTGTTAAAGAGTCCCGAGCACTTCAAGTAGAAGGCTTAAAAGCAGACATAGTAACAAACCTCCCGGACGCCTTTAAGGCCCCTCCAGTTGAAAGCTCTATAAAGGCCGCTACAGCCCCCGCTGATCTTGTGTCATCTTCTTCTTCAATGACAGGTGAGCAAATAAAGTCCTTTGGAGCTGATCTGTCTGACGAGATGTTGAACGATTATAAGTTTAAACTAGAAGGAGTGGCCGGCGATCAGAAGTTTACTTTTGGTGACAGGATAAGATTCATGTCGCCAGAAAGTTTAACAGAGCTAGGAAAAGTAGACGATATTAATTATTTTAATAACTTTAAAACTTCTGTTATTGACGCGGCTACACAAAGAGCTTCGGGTGAACAAGGAATAGGCGCCTTATATGATACGTTAAATAGTGCTCAATATGAGGCGGTTAGTGTGCCTAAGCCTGAAAGCTTGTTAGCTTCCGTAGGAAACGCAGTTGCAGGGCTTCCTAAAAAAGCTATAGAAGAGGGCACGAAGTTCCTTAATGATCCTTTTGGAGACATAGGCACAAAAGCCACAGGCGCTTTACAAACTAAAGTTTTACAAGGCATAGGGCTTGAGAACAAGCCGGTTTATAATCAAGGAAATACTATTTACGCAGACGTCCCTACTTTTCAAACAGCCGACGTAGGTTCTTACGGCGCTCCAGAGACTATGAATGCTCGGGCTTTTGAACAACAAGTAACTAGCAACCCTATGGCCTACGGCTATACTGCTTTTCAATATGGCAACTATATGTCTCAATACGGCATAACAGCTTAAAAGGTTTAAATTATGGCATCAGTAGAAGAAGAATATAAGAAAATCCAAGCTAGCGGCAAACGTCCTCTTCCCGGCCAGTCTTTGACTAATGACCCCGAGAACCCTGCGCCGTATGAAAAAGCCCCTGAGTTTACTTCAGTCCACGCGGCTTCAGAGTATATGTTTGGTAAGTTTATTGAGCCTAACACATACACAGCGCTCATGACGGCCATTGATGACGGTGCGGCTGTTATGGACATTGTTCAGTCTGTGTTGTTTTCAGAGTTTCAGGAAGGTAAGTTCAACCCCGACTTAATGTTAATGCTAGTTGAGCCTGTTGCTTATATGCTTATTGCCTTGGCCGAAAAACTCGATTTAGATATTACTGTTTATCGTGGCGAGCTAGAAGACGAAGACGAAGAAGAACAAATCTTAGGAGTTTCTTTTTCCGAAGAGCGTTTGAAGAAACTTCAGAAAGCAGGGCAGTCTGGGCGCGTCCCGGCGAATACTATTACACCGCAGATGGAACAACAGCTAGAAGAGCTGCCTGAAATACCCGCTTTAAAGGCTAAACAAGGTAGCTTATTGTCAGCGCCTGATGAGGCTCTTGATCCGAACAAACAAAGTTTAATGTCTCCACCCACAGGAATTTAATACTATGGCTATTAGAGAATTTGGAGAATCGCTTCTTCAGGATGTACGCGCAAGAAATGATAAAAGAGCAAGCGACAGCCGTAAACGTCAGCGCAAGAGTGATCTTTTAAGCTTAGGTGCTATGGGTTTAATGCAGTTTGGAAACTCAAAGCTTTCTAGCCAGTGGGACACCTTTAGTAAAAACTCTGATGTGTTGAATACAAACATAATGATCTCTTCGGCTGAGAAAGCTAATACGGGTATTGGCGGCTTAGAGACTAAAATTACAGACTCTGGAAACTCTGTAGGCGACTATTTTACTAATAGAAGTGTTGACGAAACTCTCAACAACCTATTGCTCCGCGAAGAAAATATAAACTGGAATAAAGACGAAGCAAGCAGACAGAAATTTAGGGCTGCTTTTGCTCCGCAGATTAGAGATCTAGAGTCTACTAAAGCCTCTGCCTTATCAGCCACCGCTCAATACGAAGACGCGCTTTCTAATCGAGAAAAGTTTGCAGCTAGTGGAACTAAAGAAGACGCCGAGACAATGGCAAGAAGCAAGCTTGGGAATAGATTAACGGGTCTTGTAGACCAGAGCGGCAAACAGAAAGAAGCGCAAGATAGCTTTAGAAACAGCCTATATGCAAAAAGCGCTAGCGGGCTTGCTATCTTTGATAAGATTCTTAAAGAGACAGGCGGTGATTTTGTACAGGCTATAGAGCTTAGCAAAGACTTTCAACTAGATCAAAGCGCTTTAGAGCAGCTTTCTACCACAGAAACAGTGTCTGCAATAGAAAATGGTGTCGTGGTGTCAGCTAAAAAAGTTACAGGTGCTGATGGAATAACCACGTTTTCAGACGCGAAGCAGTTAAATTTAAACACAGAAGCAGGTCAAGTAGCGGCCATGCTTGGTCAGTTTGATGCTGCCGCTCAGTTACAATCTACTATAACTCCTGACGGAATTAACCTGATGGTTAACAAAGAAAACGGGTTTACAATGGTGCCTGCCACCACTGCGCAGGTTACGAAAAATAACGAGCTGTATGATAAGTTTTATGCTTCTCACCGAGTTGCGTTTGTAAGCAAGGCTGAATCCGACAGTATGGACGCTAGAAGATATGCTATGCGAGCGCTAACATCGTCTACAGATTGGCAAGAGTTTGTCGGTCAAACTATGTCGGCGAATATTGAAATTGCAAAAGCTAAGCAGTCCATCCAAGAAAACAATCCCGAAGCCGACGAGATAGCTTTAGAATCTTTATATGATGCAGACAAAACAATTAAAGATCTAACACTCGAAGTATCTCTTATCTTTCAGCAACAGAATGCTCAGATGGAACAGATTAAAGAAAACAACCCAATACTCGGGCCAAAAACTGCTGATGATGCTGATACTGCGAAAAGGGCCGACGGGAAACCTAGTGGTGTCGGGGGAATAATAGTTAAAAGTACAACAAGCGCTAACATTACTACAGATTTCATAGGTCAAACAAGTGAAAATACTGTCATAGGCGATGATGCGTTTGCTTTAGACAGAGTTAAAACTTTCGTTGATAAACGAGGCGGAACCCTGACCCAAGAAGAAATGGGCGATCTTATTACTGCCAGTAAAGGGGCTTCAGAAATAGAAGCTTATTTAGTAGAGACACAAGGCTACGAGCCCGAAGATAGTTCTGGAGTTAAACCAGATGTTGCGTTCGCGCCCACAAGAAATAAATATGGTTCTCTGGGGCTAGCAAGCTCTGATTCTCTAAAAAGCCTTTTAGCCAACGCTCGTTCTAGGCAAGAAGAAACTAAAATAAAACGAAAAGCCTATAACGACATGAGTCGAGAGGAGAGAAGCACACATCGTGAAACCGGAGTATACCCGACGCATATCCAGAAGAAGATTGATGAAGGGACTATTTAACAATGGCGACAACCACTCTACAGCTTCCAGACGGAAAGACAGTTACTTTAGAGCATCCCGATGAAACCACTAAAGAGGAACTGCTTAGCTTTGTGCAGGATAAGTATAGAACGTCTGATACAATCTCTACGCCCACGACGGCCCAAAGCCTGCTAGAAGAGGCTTCTGAAAAACCAAGCATAGGTGCGGATCTAAAGCGCGTCTTGCTTGATACTCAACGGGACTTCGTAAGCCTTATAGATTATTTGCCCGGTGATGCTTTCGGAACAGATGACTTAGGAGATGTTGCAAAGCAAAAAGAACTAAGCAAACGTGCAGGCTTTGGATACTTAGAGACGTCTAAGCACATTGATCCGCTGACCGGTAAGATCAAAGCCCCTGAAACTATGGTCGGCATGGCGGCTTCTATTATCCCTTACATTGCAGGCACGGGAGCTTTAGTTAAGATAGGCGCTAAGACTGCTTTAAAAGTGGCACCTAAGCTTGCGGCGCGCAATGTGCCCAAAGCTGTACAATATACATTAGCAGGTGCAGGAGCCTCGCAGGTTCTTACTGACTTAGACGACAATTTGTTTGATGCTGTTGCTTCGATCTTCCCTGAAGGTTCTAAAAACACAGTCATTGAAGCGCTCCAAGCAGACGAAAATGACACACAGGCGGCTAAAAGATTAAAGCTTCTTATAGGCGATGTGGGTTTAGGCTTTGCGCTTGATGGTTTATTTAAAGCTGTGCCGGCTCTTAAGAATATATTGACTGCCAAGAACCCCTCAGTCGATGAGCTTACCGAAGCTTTGACCGGCAAAGGCGCAGAGCTAGCGCGCATGAGTATGCGTAGAACTGATGCAGAAGCCAGAGCTGTGGGCAAAACCCCGGCTATCCGAACAGATCTACCGTCTGAAAAAGAAGTCCTTACAGAAGATGTCAGTGGGTTAAAGCAGCTTGATGATCAAAACACCGAGGGCAAGAAAGGGGTTGAGTGGGCGAAGGCTAAAATAAACCAAGTCCAACAGCAGATTTTTACCTCTAGGGGCTATGCAACTCCAAAGATGTTTACTTTCTTTAATCAGAGCCAAGCCCAACAACGCGCTACACTTGTAGAAGCTACGCAGATTTCTAGGCGTCTAACTAATGCTCTTGATTCGTTTACGGATAAGACTGCTAGGACTATGAATGCTGATAAGGCCCAAGAGCTGTTAACCACCGACGTCTCTAAATATACTGACTTGCCCTTTGAACAACAAGCAATACAGCTAGCCGAAGATTCTAAGATTTCGGTAGGCGTTGCCGAGTCTGTTTTAGACGCTCGTTATTTAATTGATAAAGTATCTCTACAGCTTGCCGGAAGCAAGGGGTTTTTAAAAAACACGATTGAAAGCATTCAGGGGAATGTCGGACAATACTTACGCACTTCTTATAAAGCCTTTGATGACGCGGCGAACTTTGTTATTGACCCAGAGTTGAAGCGAAAAGCTATTGGAGTTTTAAAAGACTCTAAGCTTGTGTCCAATCCTAAGCTAACTGAAGTTCAGGCGCGCCGCTTGGCCACCAAAGAAATAAACGAGCTCCTTGGTAAATCAGATAAGAAAGTGCTTGACCACATGACGCAAGTTCGGCGCGTGGCTAAGTTCCATCAAAAGAATGTTAATATGCCTCAAGAAATTAAAAACCTATTAGGTGAGATAAAAGACCCTGCTGAAAACATAATTCTTAGTTTAAGTAAAGCCGCGAGGATCTACGAGGTTAATAACTTTTATCAAATAGCTAACCAACTTGGGAAGTCCGGCAAGTATATTCAAGGCCCTAAAAGCATAGCTGTTGAAGAAGGCAAATTAACTACAAAAATACAGAGCACTAACTCGATTCTTGATGGCAAATATACTACGCCTCAAATGGCTAAGTTCCTAGCGCGCCAAGAAGACTCGCTTGCGTTTTTATCTACTAGCACTAACGGAGCTGCTGAAGCCTACAAAGTCTTTTTAAAATATAAAGGCGCGGCACAAGCATCTAAAACTATCTACAGCCACGTTACAGGGCTTCGCAACATAATTGGTGGCGCGCAGTTTGCAATAGCTAACGGAGACTTGGCCGCGTTCAACCCTTTTTCTAAAAACAGAGGACACATGAAAGTCTTGTGGAATCAGATGGACGGGAAAGGCGATAAAGAACTAGATACGATTTATGCTAAGTTTGTAGACTTGGGGGTGATTAACACCAACATTAAAATTAATCAGTTTAAAGAACTTATAAAACTTTCTTCTAAGGACTTTGGCACTACACCAATAACTAATCAAATTAAGAATAACAGAGTCCTGCGTTTCATGGAAGACTCATATATGGCTACAGATGACTACTTTAAAATGTCTGGGTTTATGACAGAGCTAGACACTTTAAAGCGCGCCAAGCCTAGCTCGTCTATAGATGCCTTAGAGCGCGAAGCAGCAGACATTGTGCAAAACACTATTCCTAACTATGATAGGGTTGCTAAGGGCTTAAAGAAACTCAACTATCTTCCGATCGGAAACTTTATATCTTTTCCGGCTGAGATAGTTAGAACGAGCTATCATATTGTTAAGCAAGCTAGTAAGGAGCTAAACTCCGGGAATGCTGTGCTACGGAATCGCGGGCTTAAAAGAATGGCAGGTTTCACTACCGCTATGGTTGGCGTAGGCGAAGCATCTAAACTCTCAGCAGACTTGATGGGTTGGACAGACGAAGAAAGAATGCACCACACAAAGATGGCCGAAGGAAAGTTTGAAAAGAATAGTAACTTTATTTGGTATCGAAAAGAGAACGGCGATATAACTAAGGTGTCTACTAAGTATTTAGACTCTTATAATACTATAAAAGAACCTGTATTAGCTGTCTTAGACAGGATTATAGAAGGCGAACTACGCGGCGAACAGCTTGACGACTATTTAGTTGATGCAGCCTTTAAAGGTGTTTGGACTTTATCAACTCCTTTTCTTACGGAGTCCATCGCTACAAAGGCTATTGGCGACGTAGGTACTGCACTGGCAAGCCCCGACGGAAGAACCCTTGGAGGCAAGTTATTGTTCCCTCCTAGCGATTCAGGCGCTGAGAAAATAGCAACCATGTTTACGCACCTCTATAAGTCCGTCGAGCCGGGAACTGTTACAAGTGTTATGAAGCTTGGTGATTATGTAGATGCTTACACTGGCGAAGAAGAAGAGAAACTAGGGCCTGTGAATAAACATGCGCTGATTGCCAACTTCACAGGGATTAAGTTTACTAATCACAACCCCGATTCGCAGATGAACTTTGCGGTGTCAGACTATAATAAGAAGATGCGCTCTAACGTCAAGCCTTTTTATAAAGTAGGCGAAGACTCGGCTATCTCAATGCTAGATAACTATGTTGCGCGTCAGAGCAAAAACTACGAATATCAACAAGAGTTATTTGAAAAAGTAAACGCCTATTCGTCTCTTTATGGGCGCTACAAGACTCTAAGCATGTTAAAAGAAAGCGGCCTCTCTAGACCCGCAGCAATGAGCATGTTAAAAGGAGAGTTTAAGCCTACAGCTCCTCCCGTTATTGATGATAGGCTTGAAGAGGTTTTAAAGGCTTCAAAGTCTGAAGATGCTAATCTTTACTCTGAGATTTTTAAAACTAAAAGAGAGTATATCTCGGTTTTTAAAGCCTTAGAAGACTTAACACTATATGGCGAAGCAACTTTAAACCCGTTTGACCTCGAAGAAGAAACACTAGAAAGACTCGGAAAAGCAGGCGGCGGCGAAGTGGATGTACCTAACGCACCTTCTGAGCCCGACGAGCGTATCAATAAGCTCACTGGGTTGCCGTACAATGAAGGCGCGGGTACTGCGTACATGGACAGAGATGATCCGCTAAGGGCTTTAAGCATGGCAAAGGGCGGCAAAGTCTTAAGCAAACTAAAAAGAAATTGTAATAAAGCAGGAGGTAAATAGAAATGATAGGCTCTATAGTCTCGTCAGTAACAGGACTCCTTGGGGGTTGGCTAAAGAACAAAGCAGAGAAAGCCCAAGCCACCCACGAACGACAGCTCAGTACTATAAACAACGCGGCTGATTGGGAAACTAAGATGGCCGAAGCCTCGGGGGATTCTTGGAAAGACGAATACTTAATACTGCTATTAACCCTGCCGATGATATTAATCATGTACGGTGCGCTGACTAATGACCCTGAGATTATTGCCAGAGTAAAGTCAGGCTTTGCAGTCCTTAGCACCCTTCCGGTTTGGTATCAATATCTACTGGGCGTAGGCGTCACTGCATCCTTTGGAGTTAAAGGGGCTACCAAGTTTATGAAGCTCTTGGGAAAATGAAACATACCTTAACCCTAAGCCGAACATATAGGCCGTATATAACTCTAGGCACCTTATCGCTGCCGTCCGGCAAAACCCTAAAGACTTTAGAGCGCCCGTGGCTAAACAACCAAACAAACATAAGCTGTATCCCCGAAGGGACTTATGAATGCACTTGGCTTGAGAGCTCTGGGTCTGGAAAGTATGTACAAGTCTGGCACCTACAGGACGTAGAGGGCCGAACCGAGATTCTATTTCATGCCGGCAATCTAGTCCGCGACACTCTCGGTTGTATTCTTGTGGGTTTAAAGCACGGTCACTTAGGCGGAGAGGATGCAGTGCTGTCGTCTTTAAAGGCTTTAAAGGCTATGAGATCTGAGCTAGAGGCCAAGGCGTTTACGCTGATTATAAAATAATACCTACGAAAGGAAAATAACAATGCCACAAAAAGGCAAAGCAAAAGAAAAGATAACGGCTAGTGGAAAGAAAGTAAGCTACGGTCAAGCCGGCAAAGCCAAAGACGGCGGGCCGCGAGTACGTGCCGGGACTGCGAAGGGGGATAGCTATTGTGCGCGGAGTCAGGGTATAAAGAAGGGTTTATCTAAGAAGAAACAAAATGACCCAAACACTCCTAACAACTTATCTCGCAAGCGTTGGCAGTGTTCGGGGGCTAAGTCTAAACGCTAGGATAGCTCCTCAGTCTATTGGGTGGTTTAGCGCAGTCAGCTCATCTTCTAAAAACTGATGCAGCGGCTCTATCTTTTGTTTCGTAAGTTTTACAATGTTTCTCATAATGACCAATTCATTGTCTTTAAAGACCTTATGGAGATCAGCAGCCGGCATACCGCTAATCTCCGTAACAATGACACCTTCGCAGTTTATCAAAACCTTAAAGCCTATAATAGTCGCTTCTTTTCCTTTAGACAATTTCACAAGTACCTCCTACGCAAGCAAGTTCTTGAGAGCCTGTTGTGTTATCTTCGGTTTCAAAGTTCTGCAAGTCGTTCCAGTCTATGCCGCTTGGCATCTCGGCGACTAAGCGCTCGTACTCTTCGGCGCTTATGTCCTCATAAGGGGCTTGCTGATAGACATGATCACTGACCGGCAATAAACTAATCCCGCTAACACTATCAAAGTTCTCCCAGATCCACTGAGTCACTTGAAGGAACTCGTCGTCGGTGTAGTAGACAGTGATGCTTGGCTTATGTTCGCACCAATGATCCTGATAAGCCTTCCAGAGCTTTAGTTGCTGCATGGCCCCTACTTGTTTTACAGTCACTGAGCCCTCTGGCGACTTAATAGGAAACCCAAACACTAGGGTCTCCTTAGAGGTTACGTCTGTTTCGGCGGCAAATCCGGCTTCTTGCATGAAGACTGCCAACGGGTCTTTTTTATCCGAGCGTACTCTTCGAATATAATAGTTGCTGAAACGAGGATGAATGCCACTGGCAGAATTAACAAGCTGACTGACAGTACCGCTTGGCTTAACGCATGTAATAGCCGCAGACTGATTGATACCAAGCTTAGACGCCCACTTCTTATTCGTAACAACAGCCACTGCTTTAAGACTTTCAAGTGTTTCATTGAGTTTATCCGTACAGTTATTAAGTAGTTTATTGTCCATGATGCCCGTCAAGCTGACACCAAGTAACGCCTCTTCTTCTGTGTTCTTCTTCCAGACTTTTCGTAAGTATCTGAAGTCAGTGAGCGTAGCTTGGAGGGTTCCTATGATAGCTGCCATCTCGACCTTTTTCTTAAGGGTCTTTACAGTATCATCAGCCCGCACAACTACTTCGCTGAGGTTACAGAACTGATTAGATCTTAGTATAATCTCACTACAGTTATGGACAACAACAAAGTCTGCTATAAAGTTATGAGTATCTTCTACTGTTAGGTCATAAACGTCTGTAGTCTCTCCTTCGCTAATAGCAACCACTGAAGCCACCTGATGTAACCCTGCTTTCAACTCCTCTGGCATAGGGATTATGGTTTTGGCCCCGTGCTTACTGTTGGCCGGAGAGACAAAACCCTGTAAGCTGCCGTGTCTTCCCGGCGAATGGTCTCTGAGCCCGCACACCGCGTGGTTGTTGGGCTGCTCTAAGGCTGTGAGTCTGGCATGGTCACTATGGCTAAGACACTCTAAGTTATCTATGTCATTATTATATGTGTCTCCATCTATGTGATGTATGTCGTGGTACTCGGGAATAGGGCCATACTCACTAGCCCACACTAACCTATGCTCCATGATATAGTCCCGAGGCCCTTGGGTTGTTAGCTTAACCCCTGAGTAGGCCGCGCCTCTTCGACTACGCACCAAGTGAACAACACGGTCTTTAATCTGAATGTCTTTGGCTTCTATCCAACCCTTGCCCTCTATGAAGATCTTATGGTCAGGCGTACACCTTACTACCTTGCCTGACGCTATGGTGATGTTTAGCGTAGCAGCATTCTTTTTACTAACCCAAGAAGCCGAACAGTCGCGTATACCTAAAGAGCCGTCTGCTTGCATAGTATAGACCTTAGTAGGCTCGGTTATGTCTGCTATGCGCACAACGCCGTGTATCGTCTGAACTAGAGAATCAGGATGGAGACAAGGATTTGTGCCAAAGTCTTGATCAGCGTCGCGTCGTCCGTTCTTAGCGGCTATCTTCTGGGCCGCAACACGACTAAAGATTCCGCGCTCGCCGGCCTTAGACTCATAGAGGTTTTGCATCTCGGCCAAATAAGACTGAAAGTCAGGCTTCTCAGTATAAGCAACACTATTATTGGCTAAGCGTCTATGCCCCTCATTTCTCCACCAGTCGCCGGACTTAGCCTTAGACATTCGTTGGTCTGAAAGATTAGAGAGGCTAATAAGCGCTGAGCGCCTGACGCCTCCTACTACTACAATGTCTGCTATCTTACAGCAAATATCATGACACTCAATAGAGGTTAATTTACGGCCCTTGGCTTTAGGGAAAATACCTACGCAGAAATTAAAAAGATCTACTAAAGGCTCTGGGCCAGATGCCCTCCCGCCAAAGGTTTTTAATCTAGCCCCCGAGGGCCTTACTCTGCTTACGTCCCACTGAGGGATTTTACCTGCGTACAGCAAGGCTATTAGCTCGCGGAACGCCGAGGCCCATCCACTTTTACTATCGCTAACGACAATAACGCTGTCCGTCGTATGAAAGCTCTCGGCGACAATAGGTAGCTCGTTTATAAAGTTCCGCTCGACGCTAAACCCTTTGCCGGTGCCACACATAAGAATATACATTAGCTCGTCAAAAGAACGCGGTGAGTCAATTTGAGCATAGGCGCAATTAAAACCTGCTGCATTATCTTTAGCTAACGCAGGCCCGGCTGTCATAAGACACCGCATAGACGGCATGACTTCTAGGTTGTAGATAGCGTTGTATATCTTCTTACCCTCAGCTGCTGTGATTTGCTCGCGCTCAAGCCAGAAGTTGACATAACGATGCACTGTCTCACTCCAAGACTCGCGGCGGTTAAGCTCCGGTATCCAACGTGCATAACGCGAGCGATGTATAAATTCTTGATATTGATCCATTACTTTTCCTCTTTATTTTTAGTATCGGTAGCCGCTGTAGTCACAGGACAAACAGTTCGTGTTGTATTTTGGTGGGTATACAGCTAATGCCACTGTAGGGTTAGTGTCTATCAGCTCTGCGCCGCAGTCGGGACAGGCTATACCGTTGCGTAAAGTCACACCAAAGGGTGAACGATATGCCTCTTTGTTGTGTTCTTCAAGGGTCTTCAGCAGTGGCCTAACTGCCTGTCCTTTTAGTCCATCCATTACACTTCTTCTCCTAGTGCTTTAAGCGTTAAGATAATCCCGCACTTTAGGATCACTGGGGAAAATACAATCCACCAAGAGATTGATATTAAGGTTAGAAGCTTTAGGGTAAACATAATCAGGAATGCTATGTCTATAGCGGCTATCTTCATTATCCTTTCTCCTTTGCTTCTTCTTTCTTCTCAAGATTAGCCATCGCTCGCCATGCTACTTGCGCCCAATCGCCGTCTAGTATATGTCGCATCATTGCGTCTAACTCATCGCCGGACTTACTTCGATCCCAGTGTAGTGTCTCAGCAGTCTGCCCGTGTTGAATGCCGCCGACTAAACTTAGCTTTGCCACCTCCGCTATAGCCCTTGGGAAGTATTTGATAAAGCCTGTATATATGGGGATGGCTTTACGCTCTGCTGCGTCTGTAGGGAGTATGGGGTTCATAGTCGTCTCCAACTGATAGACGGCAGAATCTAAAATGTGTCTGTGATAAGCGTCTGTCTTGTGGTCTGGGTTTAAAGGTAGCGTGAAGTGCTTCCACTCCATATCTGAGGCTCCGGGGCCTAGCCTAAACAGAGGATCTGACCAGTCTAAATGCGCGGCCGCGTCTTGCTTATCGTCGTGATCCTGCCGCCATGGGATTCTAGTTATCTCTTCTTCTACCTTTCGCTTTTGGCGGTTTTCTAGGTGTCCCTCATACGCCTGATCTAACAGAAGAGAGGCCCTATCTAATAACGTGTCAATCTTTTTTAAAAGTTTAGCCTTGGTGTGTGGTTCGTTAATATCTCTTAAACTCTCTTCTTCTGCGCCTGTCCTCCAAGGCTCAAAGTGATTCTCTACTACGGCACTGTTGGTAGCAAGGAGTTTTGCGAGGGCGTCTTCTGCTTCAGAATTAGCGCGGGTTAGTGCGTCTTCGTGTGTCTCTCCTTTCTCTAAAGGTACTGTAGTACTTGGCTCTATAGCCGGATACTTAGTTCTAAGTCTATCCCAGTCTGCGGGTGTTGCGTCATTTAAGCGTGTCATTGTCCTGCTCCTAGTCTTGTGGATGCTCTAAATGGAATTTTCTCATGTGTCGTGTGTGGTAATCTTCAATATCTGTGTTTAGACGATCTACAGGCCCCTTAGCTGTAGCTGTCCAAATCCTATTCCCGCTAAGAGTGACAGTGGTAGTAATCTCATAGTAATCGCAGTTAAGAATGGCATTGTACCGTTGCTCAATTTTTGTCGAAAGTTCTCTACAATTTTTAATCATGTGGCCTTTACCTTTTCTTTACGCCTAGATTCTTTTAATTTTGCGCTTGAAGTAATCTTTTTAAACTTCTTCTTTCGCACAAACCTGTCGCGTCTTTCGTCTTTACGGCTGATGTCAGTCAAAGCTCTCTCTCTTCTTAGGGTTGATCCAACTGTCCGGGATACTATCTTCACTAAACCACCTAAACCCATTAGCACTTGCCCACTCGCCGTGGCTTCTTTTAGTCCCGTCCTTTCGGCGCTTAGCTTGAGGCATCGGCGAACTAGGGTTAGCAAAAAGAAACACTAATTCTGTATCATCCGGCAGCACTTTACTAATCCAGATGTATTTACTGTATTCTGCATAGTCCCAGAACCTTCCCTTGGCTTCGAGAAGTATCTTCTTGCCCTCAACCACGCGGAGAAAATCAGGATGATAATTATGATCTATAGTGTACGCAACCTTGTCAGTATGAAAACTCCAGTTATCTAAAATCCCTGTATGCAACTCATACTCCCAATTAGAATCGTAACCTTTGACTAGATCCTTTTCTACTGGGCGCGTTACTCTGGCTTTACGGAACCCTTTTCTTATTTTACTCAATGTAAAGTAACCTCGCGTCTCTCTAGCTCAGCGTCAATCAACAACCTCAAGTCGGCTAAGAACTCGGCATCTATATCAGTAATAGAATTAGCGGCGTCGTTGTACAAAAAACTCCCTGTGGCTATGATCATTTCTTCGATAGTCAGTTGAGTCATTTAATCTCTCCTAGAGTAATGTCTTCTATGGTTCGCTTAGGGTTGGTTTTAAGTAGCTGCCGGATCTTGCTTCTTATCCACTTAGGATGATAGGCATTGCGGTGCATAGTGCCATGTGCCATGAAGTGAGTCTGAAGAGGCATATAGTCCGCATAGTTCTTAGTATTGATCTTAGCGCCCTCTTCGTCATTAACTAATGTCTTGAACCAAGAAACAAAGATAGTCCGCGCATGAGCTCTTATTCGTTTGGCTCGTCTTCCGTTCATAGTAGCTCCTCTACTTTGGGTTCGGCAACTACTTGAGTTAAGTAAGTATTGCCATTAGAATATTTAAAAGTCCGCAAGCCTGCTCCGTCATTAGAGTCTGCATAGCATTTGTACTTATACTTACACCAACTACAGCCTTTGGGGAGTTTCATGTTGCCTTTCTTGCCATCAGGTATGGGAGTATAGCATAAAGCAGGCGGCGTGTCAAGCTCTAATGCAGGCAACAAGCGGCTTATAGACGATTTAATGTTGGGCTTGTCTAGGTCATCTGGCACATACATGCACAGCTCGCCACTCTCTTTGTTTAATACTAAGAAGCCGCCTTTGTCTGTACCCTCTGCTGCTTCGTAGCCCGCCAGTTGACCCAAGTATCCAAACGGATCGTCTTGGGCTAAGCGCCCTTCTCTGAATTTATTAAAAGCGAACCTTGAGGCTGTCTTAACATCAACCACCTCGCCATTAATCTTACAGTCCATGTGGCCTACTATGCCTTTTACCTTGACTTCTTTTTGTTCGTCGGTAACTTCGTGGCCTGCCATGCGTACAAGCATAAGAACAATCTCTTCAAGCAAGTGGCCGTATAAGAACTTGATCTGCGTCGGGCCATCAATACCGCCTCGTCTTTCTGGATCTCGCTTCTGGTGCCACAACTGACGCGCAGGCTTGCCAACATTAGACATACGAACCGTGAAGTTGGTGTCTCGCTCTTCGGGGTTTGCCCAAGATTTAAGCGCAGCCTTCATACCCTCTGCGGCTTGGTCGATGTCGGCGTCTGTCAAGGGCAAAGGTGTGCCGCTAGAAAGTTTCTCCAAGTGGCTATAGATGTCAGGTACTAAGGTGTTTAGGTCTTTAGGCATTATTTTTCTCCGGTTTAATAAAGGGTGTAGCATTAACATAAGTTCGGTTTGTGGACGAATAGTAAAGACGGATTCCAGCAAGGTTAGGCTCATGTTGGCGGTGCGTTATCAGGACTCTTTCTCGCTCACCCAAATTCCAAGCCCACGCATCAACCCAAGTTGCTGGGTTTTTCATGTCTATATCATTCCACCAGTTAGGGGTTTCTTTTCTTAGATCCCGAAGTAAATACTCAAGAGGGCTACCCTCACAGCGCCACTCTAGTAGTACCTCTTCGGCTAGACGATCATCATCAATTACTCTAGACATCACTTACTCCTTTGCTGTCGGATGGTTCGTTTGATCAGACTCAGCGACCCTTTAAACCATTCATTTGTGTTCTCTAGGTCAAGTTCTTTAAGTTTTAAATGCACGGTCTTTTCTGTTTCGCGGCGATCTGCAAAGAACTTAGAGTATCTAACTACATAGTCTCTTAGCGGCGAGGAGGTTTGATAACTAGAGCACCTGTCATTTGCGTCGAGTGCCATGCCCACTTTGTACCACCCCGGCCACGCAGGGTTAGATATGATATAGACATAGCCGTGTTTGATGTCGTCATATTCTGCTTTGTGTCGAGTCTTAAAGAGCTTAGCCAGTAGCTTTGAACTTGGCTGCTCGCCATCTTGATATTTCTTCTTGACTTCATTCTCAGTGCGGCGCGTATTATAACAGTCAGTGCATTTATAGTGCTTCTTATCAACAAAAGAACGCCACCAGTTGACGGGTGCTTCTAAGACTACGCCACATTCTATACAGTTTTTAATGTGTTTCACTCCAGTTCTCCCCGACTTTATAGTCGCCGTCTAATGGACAATTAAGCGCAAGCATACAGCCTGCTTCTTTGATGGCTCGTACACCTAGCTTTCCTACTTCTTCTGCGTGATCTTTGTGGCACTCTATCTGCCATTCGTCGTGGACATTGGCTACGAACTTAGCATCAAGTCCTTTAGAGGTTATAAGATCATCAAGGATTATCAGCGCCTTCTTCATGACTATTGCGCCTGCTCCTTGAAGAAGAGTGTTGAGGGCAGCGTGAGCCGAGCGAACCGTGAGCTTGCGGCCATCTAAGCCTTTAATGAATCCGCTTGCTGCTTCTCTTTGTACGCGATCTGTAAGAGCTTTAAATGATGGGAGGTTATCAAAGAAGCGTTGTCTAAGTCCTTTACCACCTGCTCTGCCTCTTTTAGCCACTGATCCAAGCTTAGCATCTCCGGCTCCGTACAGGAGGGCATAGATGAAAGTCTTAGCCTGATCTCTTGACTCAAGCCCTGCAAGGTTTTGATTAGTGGTATGTATGTCTCCGTTAAGGATTTCATTAGTATAGCCCTCGTCGTTTAAGTAGTGTGCTAGCATTCGTAGTTCTAAGCCAGAGGCATCAATGCCTACAAGCTTGTAGCCTTTTGGGACTGTCCAACAAGCACGACACTCGGGGCCATAAGGCGAAGTGCTACTAGGAATTTGAGCCATGTTCGGATGCGAATGAGTCATGCGGCTTGTCACTGCGCCATTAGGATTAACATAACCATGCACTCTGCCTGTCTCTTCGTTCAGTTCTTTGATCCAACTCTTAGTTTGTGCCAAGCGCTTCTGAACCATAAGGTAGCGGGCGATTAAGGCGGCCTGCGGAATCCTCTTAACTCGTTTAAGTATCCCCTCGTCTACCATCGGCTGACCTGTGGGCGTAAACTTCTGCGGCTTCCAACCGAAGCGGATTAAGTATTCGCCTATTTGTTTCCTTGAGCCAAGGTTAAAGGGCGTCTCGGTGTGTCGAGCTATAGGCTTAGAGCCCTCATCTACTAAAAGTTTCTCGTACTCTTCGTCACTCAGTCTTGTCCCGGCTCCGTGTTGGTCTGTTGCTGTCTTAGCTAATGACCCGTTGGTAGTAAACTTAGGGCTAAGTATCTGCGTAGTTATAACAGGCTTAAACTCCTCATGAACCTCCTCAACTAAATCATGCAGGAGGGTTTCGAACATAGCCATCAAGCCCATGACTTTCTCGACATCAAGAACAAAGCCGTTGTTGCGCTGTTGATCTATAATCCTAGCAACTGCGTGTTCTATTTGAACAGACTGCGGCGTAAACCCGCGGCTCTCAATCTTAAGAGCCTCATAGACTTTAGTATTCAACAACACATCATTCTTACAATACTTCAACATCTCGGGCGTGTAGACTTCCCAAGCACCCTCGGCTTTTCCAAAGTCACCTTTCTTAAAGCCTAAGCGATAGCCCCATCCCTCTAAGCCGTGGTTCCCCTCGCGGGTGGGGTTAAAGAGCCGAGATAAAACTAGAGTATCTACAATCTTCTTATCAAATAGATCCACGCCTGCTAGCCTTTTAATGACGGGTATGTCATAGCCTATAATATTATGGCCTATGAGCTTAGTTGCAGAGCTAAGGAACTTATAGCCCTCTTCTAGTTGAGTGTTATCAAACTTAAATACCGCCTTGGTGAAGGCGTCTTGGGCCACAATACAGTGGATCTTAGTAGGGTCTAAACCGTTAGCTTCTATATCGAATACTAGGTTAACCATTCTCTTCTTCCTTTAGATTTTAAAGTTGTTGGACTTAGCACTATTATCGTGTGCCATAAGTATCTGTAAATTTGTTTCAACATGAAGGCCGCTGACCAGTTTACCTTGAAGCGGAATAACATGATCGACATGAAACTGGATGCCTGTAGTTTCTGACAGCCTTCGAGCTTCGGCGTACACCTCTTCTATTACCTCGTTGTTAGACCATGCCACTGTGCGCTGTAGTCTTGCGGCTCTGTACTTAGCCCCACTCGCGTTTCTCTTGTCTAAGTGTGTCTGATGCCAAGCCTTATTATTAGCCTTCACCCTTTCGGGATTAGCTTCGCGCCACGCCCTGCTCAGTGCCGCAGATCTTTCTTTGTTCTCTTCGTACCAAGCCTTATTATAATTCTGATCTCTTTCTTTGTTTGCTTCGCGCCAAGCCCTGCCCTTCGCCGCCTTCCTTTCTTTGTTAGCTTCGTACCACGCCTTGCTCCGAGCCCTAGCACTCATTGGATTGGCTCTAGCCCACGCCTGAGTCCTCGAATTAACAGCCTCTCTGTTCGCTAGGTAATATTCTTTTTCAGAAGCCTTTGAACATTCTTTACACTCAGACCTGCGCCCCTCCTTAGTGCGCCTGCGTTTATAAAACTCTTCAAGCGCTTTAATCTCCCCACATCTAGAACACGCCTTACTCACATAACCTCTCCGTCAAACTGCGAGTCATCAAAGTCATCTAGCTCTCGCAGTCGTCCTGTCGTATGATCATACAAGAGATGACAAGCTACGCCAACATCGCCAGTGTACCTAGACTTAAGCACCCTAACTTTAGTGGTTGATGCCTCTATGTGATCTTCGGATTGTTGGTTTCGCTCCAAGGCAATAACACAATCACTCAACTGAGCAATAGATTGAGAGCCTCTCAAGTGTGATAGCCCTGTCTCTATTCCGTTTTCGTGGCCTCTGTTTCCATCGACTCGCCTCAAGTGTGACACCAGTATCATACCACAGCCTGTCTCTTCTACCATAGTCCGTAAGCGGTGCATGATGCCATCAATGGCTTTGCGCTCGTCGTGCTCTAAAGTAGATAACACAAGCATGTGAAGGTGATCAACTACAACCCATTTACAGTCTAATCCTATGATCATATATCGTAGCTTGCTGAAGATCTCTTCTAGGTTATTGACACCATGATGAGCATGTACCCACACTCTTCCTTCGTTCTCGCCCATAAAGACTTTCTTATAGTAGTCGTCTAGTTGTTCGTCGGCGAACGTAGCCTTGACGCTATCAAGATGCAGCTTGGCGTTTGCCTCTACTGCCATGATACCCTCCGCAGTACGGGCCCAACTCTCTTCAAGGGCTAGGACACCCACATTGTCGTCAGTGTGTTCAATCAACCAATGCTCAACCTCGCGAGTAACAGAGGACTTTCCTAAGCCCGTGCCGCCAGTAAGCGTAACAAGCTCGCCGGATCTCAGGCCCTCTAGCTTGCGGTTTAAACCAGACCAAGGATAAGGGATGGCCGGTTTTCGTTCGGCTCTTAGCTGTTGATAAGCCTCTAGCTGCTCGGACATATTCAATACACCAGAGGGCGTATAGAGTTTAGCATCCCAAAAAGCACTGACGTATGCGGCGTGTCTACCTTGGCGCAACATATCGTTGGCATCTTTGTAGTCCACGGGCAGTGTCATGATCTTGGCTTTGCCCGGCGTTAAGAGCTTGGCGATCAATAGAGCCGCAGCCTTTCCGGGCTTGTCGTTGTCCAGATTAATTACTATGGACTCAAAAGACTCAAGGTATTCTAAGTTCTCTTTTACATCTCGGACGCCTCCATCCGCCCCGTTCTTTAAAGAAACAACAGGCCACTTACTCCCCATAAGTTCATAAGCGGCCATCGCGTCACACTCTCCTTCTACTAGGGTTATGAATTTACCTCCGGCTTTAAACAGGTTCTCGCCAAACAACCCCGCTTCCTTTGGACTCCCTGTCCACGGAAAATCCTTGTTCTGTTTACGGATTTTAGTAGCGGCTAACTCATGCCCGTTATAATAAGGATAGTAGTGCTTGTCTATCTTCCCGCCAACCATTGTTGATTTGACGCCGTACTTCTTAGCAGTAGCTAAGCTTATCTTGCGGTCAGTCAATTCATTAAAGGCGGCAGTTCCGTCGTCATTCATCTTACTGTTCCTTTGGTGCATTTCAAAGTCTATAACAGTGTCGGTTAAAGTCTCTTCCTTTTTGGCTCCGTAGTTTGGCAGATAGCCACACCCGCTGAAGCACCAACCTGACCCATTATCGTTTAAAGATACTGGGTCGCTTCCGCCACACTCAGGACACGGTAGTTTGTGTTTAACAAAAGGCAATGGGCTTACTCCTCGGTTACTTCCTCTGTGACAAGCGCCTCGTCAAAGAGATGGTTATCTTTAAGCTCTATGATCAACTGAAGCACAGCGGCCTGAAAAATCGCGGCAGTCTGCGAAGCCTCGCTTGTTCGCTTGTCTGCTTCGATGAGGCGAGCTAAGATGCCTTGACCCAGTGCCGAGAGGTTGTCGGACTCGTACTGAGTCCCGTCTACGGTAATGATACCCACTATAGTTCTCCGTCCATATCGTCGTCTGCGTCTTCGGCATCAAACTCTGCGCCATCTTCAGTCCCTACTTCTACTAAGTTTAAGACCTGCATAGCCTGAAAGTCTAAGCCCCGAAAAGAACCAAACTTATTGGTGGTTTCCCACTCGCTGTACTGAACCTTAACGGCTGAGCCATTGCCGACCCGTGCGTCCAGAGGGTTCTTGAACTTATCCATGAGCTTAGGCGCGCTGCGAATTGTTCCGCCTTTGCCTTCGACTTTACGCTTGAAAAGAATAGAAGGGCCTTCGTCCATCTGTTTAATATTAAACCCTCGGGCCTTAAAGTCCTCGGCAGTCGCTTCGTCTACAACCAGATTGACCGAGTAGGCCGGTTCAAAAGTGGTGTTGGGTGTTAAAACTGATGCCCAGTATGCTGAGCCTTCTAATATTGCCATGTTGATATTTCCTTTTTAAGTTGTTTTAAAATTGAGGGTGAAGTATAGCATAGTCTGTTAAGTCTGTCAAGTTCTTTTTTATTTATTGCCGCGGTTGTCCTCCGTTCTGTTTGGGTGTTGCCGCGCTTCTAGAGTCTTTAAGGTGGCATAGAGATCAGGCATCATGTCGTCAGGTGAAACCTGCGGGATCTTCCGCACTAGCCCATGCTCGGCGTCGTAGCCCTGTTCGGCTGACTCAACATACTCTATCATTTCTTGTAGTAGTTCAGCGCTTATTAATATATTCATCTGCTACCTCCTTGGTAGATTTCGTGGGGTCTTACAGGCTCGGCAAACTCCCAACTAAGAATACCTCCGCGGTAGTCAGCAGTTTCAGGGTTTATTGAATCTATATTATACATATACTTTTTAGGGTTTACTCTTTCTCTATCCCAAACCCAACAGATTATAGGGCCCTTCTTCAGGTCGTCTTGCCATCTTGGTTCTGGCTCAGTCATCTCGAGTAGCCATAATGCTAGAGGGCCTGAGTACCTCATCCAAGAAGCGTATAGTTGCTCCCCATCCATACTATCTATTCGTCTAGTCATAACTTTAATCCTCTTCTCTTTCTTTCTTTAGTTCCTCTATCATCAGCTCTGATTCATACAGGACTTTAATACATAAAATTACTGCCACCCCTACAAGCATTCCTAATATTATATTCATAGTGCTCTATCCTTTTAAAACCATTATAACATTAATGAGTGTCAGCACACAAGCCAATACAACCACTGAGCGCACTGTCTTTATGAACCTCGATTCAAACCTACTCTTTAGGATTATTGTCTCTTGTTGTATCCAAGACAGGAGCTTCTCGCCGAGCAGTGTAGCCAACTTCTTTATCATCTTTCTTTTCTCCTTTAAATATTAAATCCCAATTAGTATTAAACCTCTCTGTATCTTTAGGCCGCTGCCTGTCTCCTTTACCTCCGTGGGTTGAAGAGCTCATGAGCAGTTAGCCACGGCTTCAAACAAATCTTCTTGATCACTCGGCTTATCATCTGCCGGGTTTTTGATAACCATAGTATCCATCATACATCACTCTCCTGTTCTTTGTTTAGTTTAGTCTCGTGTCTAGCTACGGCATCAAATATCTCGTCGAAAGAATCTTCGGCTAACTCCTCTCTAAGCTTTGCCAATATAGGATAGTAGTGTTCTCTACTAAACCCAAAGCCAAAGTGCTTCCTAAACACAGCTATAGTCTTATCATCATCATCAATTACTCTCATGTCTCACTCCAAATATAATACAATACACCAGAGGCCATGTAGACTCCCCAGATTAAAAAGGTGGTATCCAACCCATAGCCTTCAGGGTCTGCGGATACCTTATAGATCATACACGCTGCCATAAGGAAGGCTAAGGTAGTGTATACTTTACTTCTGCTCATTACTAGACTCATAGTCGTGGTGGGTATAGTCATTCTTATTCTCTTCATGTTCAGCGAAACAATCTTCGCACACTGGGTACTCTTCGTCACTGCTGTTCTCTTTTATAAACTCAGCAGGTTCGTAATCATTGTCCTTCCAAGCTCCACATATTCCGCAGTTGTACATACTCATCACTTCACCTCCGCTAACCTAACTCTGTTGACTCAATGCAACCCAGTATTGTTTCTTCATACATTTTATTAGCTTTTTCCTTAGCTTCATTTAAAGAACCACAACCATAAAAGTTATTAAAATCCTCTAGTGGCCCCTCTATGTCAAAACTAGGAAACTTTTTCCAACCCTTCCATGTAATCAAAAATTCACCGAGTCCACTTGCCCCTCGAACATGGTTATACCTACAACTTTCGTCACAATCTTTTTCGTCTGACCATATAATATTTTTCGGTTTTATTTTAATCTCTTTCATGTCCATCACTTCACCCCCACTAACCGTAATAGCCAGTTGCGTCTAACCTTCAGCACTTTGTAACCTTCCTCTTGACAGCGCCAACAGGGTTGCATTATTCCAGTCTGCATATCCAGCACCGCCTTCCTCTCTCGACAAGCGGTACAGCTATAATCGTGCGTAGCAGCCAAGAGGCTCTCATGAATCCATACATTAACTTCCTTGGATTTAACTTCTTTTGTTGGGTACTGTAGGAACCCTCCGTACTCGTCGCAATAGTGTGTTGTTTGCATCACTTCACCCCCACTGGTGTTATTTCACCGCAAAGTATTTTTCGCGATTCTTCAATTAGCTCTTTACTAAAAAACACTTCTAAGTTGACAAGCAATTCACTAGGTCTTATCTCTGCCGTTTTCTCGTTTGACCACGTGCAATAATGCATCATCTCAACACACAGTCTTAGCGGGTATTTAATCTCTGGCAAATACATCACTTCACCCCCACTGGTTTTAATAGATAAAATTTAAGGGTGTGCTTTGCCTTGAGCAAGCGATCTTCTGCGATGTCTCTCTCCCGCTCAAACCTTGCTATCGACTCTCTCAACTCTTTCTCTTCTCTGTTCATCACTTCACTCCTCTAACTCAGAAATCTGTCGATTGTAATAATCCTCTTCGTCTTGCTTATCACCCTACAGCAATCACCACGCACATGGTCTGCGTCTTTCCAAACCTCATCAATATCCGATATGCGCCCAACTTCAAACATGGAAGTCACTCGACCTTCTTTATCTGTAGGCCGTCCACACCATCCGCACCTATATAATTTACTCATCACTTCACCCCCTTTATCCATTCAAATTTCCCAGTAGCGGGGTGAAATCTAGCGCATTCTGTTTGTGCGGTGTTTTTCTGCCATTTTTCTTCTGCCGTGCCGCCTTTCACGAGGCCTCCAAGACCAATGCCTATTATAAAGGCGGCGAGACACACAAGAATTGCAGGCATGATTAGGTTATTTTCCATTATTCTTTCTCCTTTACCCAGCGATTGCCGAGTATCAAATACTGCATCTTTCGCCAAAACCAATTAGGCTCTTTTCCCTTATGTGGAGTCCAAGTCAGACTCGTGCCCGACCCGCCAAACAGGTAACACTTCCAATCGGAATACTCTGGCTGTGTAAAAAAGCATATCTCCGCAGGGTCTAGGTAGACTGAGCCACTTGTAACCTTTTCTTTAAATTCGTCCATCACTTCACCCCCACTGGTTTTAAATAAGGTGTGGCATGGTCGTATGGGGAACCCATAGCAACATCA